CTAATAATTGATAGCATTATTCACCTGCTCAATCTTAGTTCTATCAGTTTTATTGCTGTAGATGTAATATTTTCTTGTCGTCTCAATACTTGTATGCCCCATCATTTCTGTTATAACAGTGTCGCTCACGCAATTATCATACAATGCAACACTGTATGCCCGGCGGACTTTGTGCGTGGAACGATAATTGATATCCAATGCCTTACATATCTTATGCAGCTTTCTATTGAATGCCTGTTCCTTAATCCGTTCCCCTTTTTCTTCGAACATATAAGTTCCAAAGGGGTTCAATCTGCGAATTGCCTTAACAGTTTTCAAGGCTTTGTCTGGAATAATTATATCTCTTAATCCTGCGTCAGACTTAGGATAATCACTTACAATCTTAACCCATTTGCCTTTTTCATCTCTGACCTTAATTTCTGTTCTTTGCACAGAAATATAATGCTTGATAGTTCCATCTTTAAGTGTAGAGCTATGAATATCAGAAAACTTAAGCGATGATAACTCACCAGCTCTCATTCCGCATTCAAACATAAGCAGCAATCCCAAACTCCTTATATCATATCGTCGCCATAGATATTCTGTGATTCTTGGAATCTCATCCTCAAAATACACCTGTTCTTCTTTTTTCTTCACATTCTTAGTAAATGCTCTGCGTGATAAATCTAAATCTCCCATAAATTGTGTGATACTTAGATTGGTATACCCCTTTTTCTTGGCATATTTAAAAATGCCATTAATAAGGATTCGCATGTCAGAATATGCCTTTTGCGTCAGTTTGCATTCGGCAATAACAGTCTTAATAAAGCATTCTAAGTCATCTTCTGTAATGTACTTGATTTTCTTATCTGCCATGTGATATGCTTCATTAGTGAAAAATCTGGCAAAGTTATCAGTATACTTATCATATGATTGCTTCTTGATTTCATGATATTCAAGTTTTTGGTCTACCCATTCCTTGAATACAGTCTTAACTAAAGGTTCATTAGCAAGTTTCTTATAATGCTCCACTATTCCATCTTCAAGAGACTCTTGCGTTGAACGCTTTAGCAGCTTTCTGCCGCTTGATGTGCTTTCGTCTGGCAAGTATGTATACCATTTCTTATCCTTTCCTTGCCAGATTTCATTATTGTGTGCTTTTAAATATTTTTTCCTTTCGTTCATTTCAATTTGTTTTTGAACATCGTCACGAGAGATAATACCATTCTCCAGTACATAATTCAACAACTCTTTGTCTGTTAATTCCAATCACAGCACACCCTTTCAATTTTATTTTTAATGTTCCTTATTCTCCTTTCAAGAGTTCTTTGCGATACGCATAATCGTGCAACTATCTCTTTTTGTGTAAAATTCCGAGAAAGAAGTTTGAATATTCTCTCTTCTTCCTCGGTAAAATTGGCATTTTCCAATATCTTTTCAAGTTCCGGCTTAGTAAGTTCTGAAAACTTCATAAGCCATACTCCTTAATATTTAATTTTTATTTTTGTTTCTTCTTCTAACTGTTCAATAAGTTCTTTTGGATCTATAAGCCCTGCGTTGAAATCTTCATTGAATTTATCAATCTCATCAATAAGCCGTTCTAGTCGCTTATTTCCAAATCCGAATTTATCGTGCAGCACCCATAACAAAATTGTTAAGGCATTGCCAAACATCTCTTTATTTTCTTTATTCTTCTGCTTGTTTAGTTGAACTCTCATCATTTGTTCCTGAAATCTTCGTTGTTCCGACTTGCTCATTTAACATAGCCTCTCTTTTCTTTTTCTCCCGATATCTTTTACAGTATATGGCATTTTTACCGGTTTCAATCCTTTTAGTTTCTCTTCTTTTTTGAGCAGCTTTTCCTTTCTCTGATTGCTTATACCTTTTCTGGGTAGCTTTGCCTTTTTCAGTCTGAAAATATTTCTTCTGGCTGATTTTATGCTCTTCTGACTGATTATATCGTCTACGTCTAGCCTTGCCTTTTTCAGTCTGTTCATACATTCTGTCATATATAACCTTTGCCCTTTGTTTAGGCTCTAATTGCTCTAATTTATTTCTAAAGGCAATTTCTTTATCTAGTTTATTTTGCTGAACTATATCCGGCTGTTCAAGCGTATTGTATAAACAATCATCTAAAGTGCAGTTAAGGCAATCGGGATAAATACAATTTTTGGGTTTCATATTTTACCTCATGGCGTTTATTCTTTCTTGAATATCTTGAGGTGCTTCAATATACTCTTCTGCGTTTGTATTTTGACCGATAAGGGTATTTTCTTTGATTGTAGGTGCATTTATATCTCTTTGGAATTTTTGCTCGATTTGAGCCTTATACGAATTTGCATTCGTCTTTTCGATAAGTGATTTGATTTCCGGCGGCATACAGTTAAGTTCTTTCGACCTGTTCACCACTGTTCTATAGTTTTTCAGAAAATTTGATTGTATAACAGTCTCTATCGTCTGATAATCTGATGTCGCCCAGTTTTTAAGGTTGTCTGGCATACCAACAGCTTGCCTGACTAATGGCGGTAGCTTGTTAAATTCTTCAACTGCCCCATATGTGCCATTCCTTAATGCTTTACTGACTAATCCCCAAGCCGTCATTCCATCAAGTTCCTGCGGTTGTGATATAGTCTGTATTTTACCTATCAACTGTCCTATGCTCGGTGCAAATCCGCTTATATCAGAGTTGATGTATGCTTTAAGTGCGACTGACACTTGTTCATAACTGTAATTTTCCAACATCATATTCCACACATCTACTGTTTCTGATAGGTTGTTAGGTTTGTAGTTAGGGTAGCAATCACACATAATGCGAATGATTTTAACTGTTTCTTCTCTTGTCAAGCGTTACCACCTGCCTTTAACTTTAGCAGCCTTGTCATCTCGTCAATCTCTTCCTCTTCTAAAATAGTAAAAGCATGTAACTTCTTTATAGCTTTTACAGTATCGTCAATAGCTTCATTTCTCACATCGTTAATTGTTGTAAAATTACAATCCCACTGACTACAACTGCCACTTGAATGATATACGCAATTTTTACAATCTCTATCCATACATTTGCTCTCCTTTACACATTATCCCAGTCAATAGCACCCTTGCTGAAATTCTGATTGCCTTGCTTTTCAGAAACAACATTCTGATTAAGGTAACTCTCAAACTTCGTGCCAAACAAGGTATCTGGTCTCAAATATCTTTCCCTTTCAGTTCCAAGCCATTCATTGACTTTTTTATCTATGACTGTGTAAAAATCCTGTTCAGTATATCCCTCTTTGATTCTTGCCCCGATATGCTTCTTAGTATTAGGTGTATTGTATTTATATCTGGTATTGCATCTGTTATTTAAGTAACTAATAATATTTATATATATATTATTATCTATATTATCTTTCTTTTTATTTACTATATTATTATTAACAGAAACAGAATCAGATACAGTATCAGAATCAGTATCAGAAACAGATGTCTCCATAGGGTATGTATACCCTATGTATAGGGTATCATTTTTAATGGAATCAACCATATCATTAACATATTTTCTAAATTCGTCAGATTTAATATGTTTGGCAACTCCTAAAACCCCTGCCAAGACTTTCTCTGATTTGCTCCAATTATATTTATACCAATGTAATATCAGCACTTCTTTAGTTTCTGAATCAAACTTAATAACCTTGTGTACCTTATCAAACCTTTCTAATAGTCTGATAATAGTATCTTTGTTATAACCTGTCTGCCTTGTCATTTGCGAATAACTAACCTCATAACACCCACATATATTTGTCTGTGGATTTGTTAGCAAATATATGTAGAAATACTTGTCCTCTGGCGTAAAATCATCTTCAACCTTGTTATCGGTCCAAAAAGATAATTGAACATTTCTATATATTGCCATATTATTGCTCCTATTCTTCAAGTTCTGCCACATTGTTACTTCACTAAATCGTTGATATTAACTCTAAATCCGTCAAATTCCTTGCCTTTACTTCTAACATAGGCAGACGTATCAAAGAACATCAAATTGCCGCTATTGTCGGTTGCCATACTTACACCATTTCTTGTAAGACTGCCTTTGAGTAGGTCAAGTAAAATCTGTATTTCCTGCTTTGTTTCGTCTTTCATTATTTACCTCTCCATATCTCTTCATCAAGAATATATTGCCTGATAAATCTATCTGCGTACTGTGGGTGTATCATTGACCTTGCTGTTTTCTTATTGTCTGCCCCTGTTTTTGCATAATGTTCTTTTGACATTGTTCTTATTGCGTCCTTGCATTCGATAGCATTATAACTAATTGGCTCAAAAATAAGATTGTTCTGTGGCTCGCAATTCAAAAACCAATATTGTGTAGGCTTTTTAAAGTAATCTCCGCTATCTCTCCTGTCTCTATCAATTACCGCTGGGGAATAGCACCAATATCGTCTTAAAAAATGCTCTTCTGAATAAGGATTCTCCATTACTAGCTTTAATCCTTTTCTCGTGCAAATAATAAACATTTTGTTTACCAAATCATACATAAGTGACACTTCTTTAAGCAAATTCATATCAAATTCGCATTTTTCTTCTAAAGACCATTTTTTCTGACTTGCCGACTGCCCTCTGAACCACAGCATTATCTGATTTTCAAACCTTATGCAAGGAAAAAATGCAAATATTAAATCATCAGGGCTTATCTTATCGAACAAACTCGGCTCGCCTTGATACCCCCCCTCTATCTCTTTAAAAAGGTCAGTAACATAGTCGGTTTCGTCAAATTCATTCTGAATATCATAGTCATAGGCTTCAATTCCATACTTTTTGAAAGCATTCTTGAATGTGCCTGACTGTTCAAATAAACAATGTACTATCATTCTAAATCCACCAAAAGGAAACCTCGGTTTTATGTGCGCACAACCTATTCCTTTCTTTGATTTTTAGTTAATTGAATTTTTTATACGCTTTTTGGCTGCTTCAAATACCTTATCGTGAATGTAGGTCTTAATATCGTTATAGCAATCACTACATATTTCATTTATCACTGTCTTTTTATCAACATTTGAATAGCCTCTTTTTGCGTAATCATCAGTGTAAATATCAAAGCCATTTATTTCATAACAATCACTACAAAATTTGCCACAAACATCGCATCTGTATGCTTTACTCATTCTGAATCACCCGCTTTCTTTCCTTTTAAAATTTCATCCAAGCAGGCATTAAAACCCTTATTCTCAATCAATGGGACTTTCCATGTCCCTTTCACAGAGCCTTTGCACTTCCGTAGTTCAAACTCTTCTTTCTTCTTCGGCAGTTCCCGAAGAGGACACCACTCCGGTTTTTCAAATATGTCAGAATTAACTTCTTTTGCTGTCTCATATGCCTGACATGTTGCTCTGTCTTCCCCATCGTCAATATGACATAAATTACAGCCAAAACACGATTCCGGCATATCCATAACCAATACTGCTTTAGCCATCTACTTCACCCGCTTTCAATAAATCCATAAACTTCTCATACTGTTTCTGCGATACCTTAAATCCTGTTTTTGTTAGTGAAAATCCTATTTCTGGTGGAATATGTCCCACAGCTTGACCTTCATTTACTTCACTTGGTTTTATATACTTCTTGCCAATTACGCTTTTCTCTACAAGTCCTAATCCAACAAGTTTTCTAATTGATTTTCTAACCTCATAAGTAGAAATATTGAGCCTGTTGGAAATTTCAACTGTCGATACAACAATTGAGTTTTTTGAATATGAACTAATCCCCTTTCCTTTTTCAATTTCAAACATAGTGTCTAATATCGCCATTTCTTGAGTACCTACGCTTTTAATTGCAGCATCGGTTTCGTTGACATATTGCCATTTGGCCCCACCAGCATGACTGTAATTACCTTTGCAACACTCTCTTATATTATTCGCCTTTATTCCTGTTTTTCTTTCTGCTTCATAACTATTTTGATAGACAATATTTGTATTCACACATATAACAGGCTTTTGATTATATGCATTGTTTCTTGTCTTTAGTGCCCTCCTATCGGTTGCAGTTCCGTAATTCACATTGTATTTACATGTGCACCATTCAAGATTATTAACATTGTTATTGCTTGGATTTTCGTCTTTGTGATTTACTTGAGGCAAATTATCGGGGTTGGGTATAAATGCCTCTGCAACCAATCTGTGTACGGCAACAGTCTTGTGTTTCTTGTTTTTATAAAGAACAACCTGCTTATAAGGCATTCCGGAAGTTTTCTTATTTCCTTGTTTCAATATTTTCCCTTTAAAATGATACAAAGAATCATCACTAAAAGCCGTTTTTCCAATAGTTGTCCGATCAACACTTCTGACTCGACCGAAACTTGATACCTCATAAAGGTTTTCATATCCGACAACGCTTTTCCAAATCTCATTCATTTCCAGAATCTCCTTTGCAATAATTTAAAAACTCCAAAAATTTATTCAGTGCTTTTTCTTGGTTTTTGTTAGGAGGTTCGGATTTAGTCTTATAGTCAAGGTGCAATTCAAATAAATGCGCAACTTCTTTTGAGGCTTTTTTATATCCTTGCTGTACGCCCTGCATATAGCCTTTAGGTGCTTTTCTCTCGCCTATTGAACCACTAGCACAATTTTCTCCTTGACCGCCTAAACTGACATTTCTAAGCTGATAACCTTTATCAGCATATAGCTTGATGTAATGCTTTTCCTTTTCGTCAAGCTGACTTTCGGGGAAATTCAGAAACTCAACTCGCCAACCATAAGGATTTTTCTCTTTGTCGTACAGCTTATGGCGTTTCAAACTAAGGTCTATGTGCTGTTCATAACCTACAAGGTGGCTTGCCAATCTGCTAAGTGTATGTACCGCCTGTCCGATATACGCATACTTAAATCCGTTTTCATCTTCTCGGAGTAAGAAGTATATTCCACTTTTGTCATTCAGCTTTGGGTTCAGCTTCAACAGTCGCTTTTTATTTTCCCGCTCTATTGCCTTGGCTCTTGCTATGTTCTGATAATTCAAGAATTGCCACCTGCCTTTACTATCTCGATTGCCCTACTTAGTCCAGCATTATATCCCTGATGCACACCTGATAATATAGTCTCGCAGTCAATGAATTTATCTTTTTCCATTTAATTGATAACCTTATCCACATCAAAGGCGGTCGGAGTTTGTGTTTCATCATTGATAATACTCTTTACGATATTCAGACCAGCATTTACGCCTTTTGCGTATGCTCCTATTTCTCTTTCTTTCTGGTCTTTCATCAGTTCTAATAATTTATCTGCGTCAATTAATCTCATTTCTCATCACTCCAATCAAATTTTTGACCGCAATGGTAGCAATACTTTGCAATATTTGTCCCAGTAAATCCTAAATTACAAGTCGGGCAATAATATGTATTAACATACCTAACTACTTGTTTTTCACTCTTGATAGGTTTCCTTGGTATCTGCTTTTCAAGTGCTTTGATTGCCATTTCATTAGCCCTGTAATCATCTTCTGTAAACTTGCAGTCGTTGCTCTTGTCCTCAATCTGCATAAACAACCGCATATTTTTCAACTTTTCTATTGCTTCATTCTCTGTCATACTCACACCTCTTTAATTAAATGGTAATCCCTCATCAGCTACATTGTCCGGAATTGACATAAAGTTGTCCGAGCTAGCATTACCGCCCATAATTCCGTTGTTATTATTCTGCTGATTAGCACGACTTTCACAAAATTCGTGTTTTTCAACAACGCAATCATTAGTGTAGACTTTCTGTCCGTCCTTGTTAGTGTAATTGCCTGTCTGCCATCTGCCCTCAACGATAATCTTAGTTCCCTGGTGTAAATACTTCTCTGCAAATTCTCCATTCTTGCCAAATGCAATGCAGTTAATAAAGTCTGCTGCCTGTTCGCCCTCTTTCTTAAAAGCTCTGTCAACAGCTAATGTGTATCTTGCTACTGCCATACTTCCGTTTACTGTCTGTGAATATCTAATCTCTGGCTGTTTAGTCAGTCTTCCACATAAAATTACACGATTCATTACTTTTCCTCCTTAATTTCCTTTTGCAGGCAAAAACAAATTTATAATAAATACCACAAATAAAATTATCTTAAATGCTATGTTAATGCCTAATATACAAGCTATCCATGATATAACAAAGCTTTCTATCAAAGAGATACCTAATTTAATAAGTACAAATGATAAAATTAATAAAATATAATTCATTACTTTTTCTCACTTTCTAATGACTCTGGATTATTAAAAATGTTGCCGATAACTACTACTCTTTGAATATCTTCAACCGCCCAATAATACAAATCTTTTCTCCATAAGTCGTTTTTTAACCATTCAATTCGCCATTCTGATTTATCCCATATAACTTTTGCTGTTCCAACCTTGCATCTGATAATATCATTCTCCCAAATCAGCTTATCATTTTCATCTTTCAAGCCTGTACATTGGCATATTGTAGATTTGTCAACTCTTGGGGCGTTATCTGTTGTTAAGCAAGTTCCTGTAGAATAGTTAATTTCAGTAATTATCCTGTATAACTTATCCCTACCGTCATATACTAAAGCTCCTTTCACCCATTCTCCGTTATCAGTCCTCTTTGCCTTGAATAAATATCTATCTTCCATCTATTCCACCTGCCTTCACAATTTCGATTGCTGCATTAACTGTTATCTTCGTACCCTCACAAGGTAATCCGTCAAAGTATGTCCCTTTTTCTGCTTCCAGCTGCTCTACAACCTCATCTACATCATACGCAGTTGATTGACTATCAATCTTTTCTGCCAAGGTGCTAAGCATATCATTACTGCCTGTTTTTGTAAGAAGAATATCTATAAACCATTGTTGTGATAACTCTTCCTTTAGCTCATCTGCATTAATCAATCTCATTCTTCTTTCTCTCCTATTCCGCTTCTGATTGAAGCCAATCCATACAACTAGCTTCTCCCTCGTATTCTTCACCGAATGTGTTCTTAAAAGTTATAAGAAACTCCGCCAACTCTTCATCCGACATATTCCTTATCCTGTCAGCATTGGTCTGCTTGCTATCGCACCTGCAACAAGGCTCATCTGAATTAGAGTTGTGATTGTGTTTACAATTACAGTTATTACCCATTTCCTTACCTCTCTTCCTCGATTGTTTCATCTTCCACAAAGTAGTTATTATCCTCAACGCACCATCCGCACTTTTCGCAAACTCTTTTAGTTCCATATTCTGTACGGGCTATCATAAGCCTTAGTCTGCCACAATGAGGGCAATGTTCTGTATCATAGTAATCATCCCATTTGAATACTTTCATTCTCCACCTCTCAATTCTTTCAGTTTTGCTTCGGCTTCGGATTTTGTGAGGAATACTGAAATCCCCAAGTATCCGCTATGACTTTTAAGAGAGTTATCGTCGTATCGAACAACTAACAAAGGTTTTCTGCTTATATGATATGTTTCTTCTAACACAAAACCCTTTCGTACCTCAAAATCCACAATACAGTACGCTTCAGGCGGTATCTTGATTAGCTTCCTTCTTTCCTCTAAGTCCTCATAATCTTTCAGCTTAAAATACACTTTCAGCCAATATTCAGCATTATTAACCAATGTTGGTATTTCTTTATTGCTATCTGTCAATCTCTCCATTACTGTTCCTTTCTCAATCAAGCAAAATTTTGACTTTGCAACCACCTATATTTTTGTATCTCTCAATAGCAATATCACTTAAATATAGGTGGCAATTAAAATTATATTTTCCACCAATCACATGGCAAAATTTAAGATGTTTTAACATTTATTCTCCTTTCTAAAAAGGGCATTCACTAGGATTTTTCAAATCCCAACTTTTCCCTGCAACTGCAACATCTACATTCGCCCCACAAGCAACTTTCTTCATTTTCTCAACGAAACTATCACTATCAGCATTTTTACTTGACAAATGGCACATCATGACGTTCTGCAAGCTATCTGAATAATTTGCCTTAACAAAATTGCAAGCCGTGTCAATGGATAAGTGACCTCTGAAAACGTGATTAGCTTTGCCTATGTTATCTCTGTCGATTAAATCCTTGTCATAATTCACACCTAAGAGAATGTGGTTTATGTCCCTAAACTTCCACTTGACAACCTCACAATCGGTTATGTAAAGCATTCTTCCCATTTCCTTGTGAGTAATCAGAAAGCCATATATCGGACAAGGCTCGCCGTTTGCGTGTGTGTGTGTCCAATTTCCGTCTATTGTTGTTAAATCAAAAGGTTTTACTGTAAATCCGCCCATATTCATTGATTTACGGCTATCGCCTAAATATGGGGCAAGTATCGGTATTCCCATTGATTTAAAATCGTTTAATGACTTGCTATGGTCTAGAGGTGGGTGTGACTTATAATCACACCCTTTATCCCCCTTATGTGCCAATCTAAGCCTTTTTTAATCTCCTTAAGCGGTATTCCACAATCAAGGATAAGTGTTTCTCCACTGTTGGAAGTTAAGGTGTAGCAATTTCCTGTACTTCCTGTTGCTATACATTTAAGCTTCATTCCTTAATTTCTCCGCATCTTCTCTTAACATTATTTTGAATTTTCCACCACACTCACAAACAGCTTTTGCGTCATAAACATTCCAATTTTCATTAGAACGTGATTCATCTTTTTGCTGTGGTTTTCCGCACAATTCGCACGCAATTATTATTGGATTTTGTTTCATATTTACATTTCACTCCTTTAATACTTAATGTTCATATTTCCGTGTTCATTAACCCAGTCAATAGCTTCTGCGTATGTCACGCCATTGTTTTTCAAGATATAAAGCAGATTATGGAATTTAGGGTGTGTTTCTTTCAGTCTTAAAAATCTGCTTTCTTTCTCTAAGTGACAACCGAATCCGCACAATACGCAACCTGTTCTTTGACATCCTGTAGTTTTTAGCAATGGTCTTTCCTTATCAAAAATCCCAAAATCCGCAAATGACATCTGATTTTCACATTGCCCCATAGCTTCGTAATCTGTAACTACTTCGCCATAAACTGAACATATCGCTCCGCACTCTTTAAAGGGATGAAGTGCTGTTGCTCCTGTTATGCGGTAAACAGCTCTGTTTCCATATCTCATCACTTTTCTGTAATATGCGTTAGATGACATACTTCTTGCATTTTCTTTGATGTAAAGTAACACATCCTGTTCCGTCCAAAAGCTCATAGGGTTGCTATGCGGTCTTGTTACATTAAAAGCATTACAGCCATCCTGCAACCATTTCTGTGTACGCATAACGCTTTCACTTGCCATAGTTGCTATAATCGGCTTCCTGCCTGTTTCTTTTTCATAATCGTGTGCAGGCTTTTTCTTCATAATGTCACAACATAAGTCACTTATTTCAAATGGTGCTTCAAGAAAGAATTTATATTTTTCTTGATTAAACTGACTATAATTGCCTTTACTATCTGTCAGTTCTCCATTCAGTCTGCGTAACCTGTATTCTGAACCGCTAGGGATAACCCCATCTGTAAACTCTTGTACTGTTCGTTCTGCTTGTCTATTCTCCTGTCTATTCCTAGCAGGTCTGCCATATAGCAAGCATACGGAACTGTCTGTCTGTCTGTCTGTCTGTCTGTCTGTCTGTCAAGATTGTGTTATTGGATTTTTGACTGTCAAGGTATTTAACATATTTTCTTGCACCGCTTACACAATTTGACACTTCCTTGCTAATCATCGGAAATCCATACTTTTCACAAACTTCTGCGAATGAAATCTTAGGTTTTAAAATCACAAGGTTATCAAAAGTCTTGGCAAACTGCTTCAACTCTGGATATTGTGTCGGGACATCTACGAACACAAAAGGAATATTTTTATATCCGCAAACTACTCTGATTATATGTCCTAAAACTGTGCTGTCTTTGCCACTGCTAAATGACAGATACACGCCATCTTCGCCAAATTCATTTACCCAGTTTCTTATTCTCTCCGCTGTCATTAAAACCTTGATATTCAGCGGTAATGCCTGCCATTGGTATAATTCCTGCATTGTGTGTTTTGCCATACTCACACCTCGATTTCATCATCCTGTGGAAACTGAAAGTACTCTGTTGTAGCTTTTTGGAATTGCTCCTCGCTCAAAATACGCTGTACTTCTTCAAAACGCTTTGAACCGGCTGTGCAATGATAAAACACATTATTTTCATATACTTTTCTAAGCATTTCCATAGCCTTAATTGCTTTTTCTTTGGTTAAGTAAGTTGCAATAACACTATTTATAGCTACCTCTGGTGGTTCTGCAATATTTCTAGTTGCAATAATGCTATAACCGCTACCATTACCTACTATCGAAAAAGCAAAATGCTCATATGGAATATCACTTTTTCCATTCTGTGAAATTACTCTCATATCAGTTCTCCTCACTCTGCATGAATGGCGGTAATGCGCTATCTTCTGCCTGTTCTTCGGTCGCTTCTGTTGCCGTGGTGTCAACTACATCTGCCTTATCTTCTATAAACTCAACAGTATTAGCATTTTCGGCAATTTCAGCCTGTGCAACTTGATATACCTCGTCCATTTCAACCTGTGCCTGTCGTGCCATTGGGTCATAGTTCTTAGGGTATTTCCTTGTTGCATTGTTACACATTTTTCTCTGTATCATACTCTCTGGAGTATCAAGCCAAGCACCGCTTATAAAAGGTCTAGCAAGCTCGCATTCAAGCATTTCATCTACTGTCTTGCACGCTCTTAAAGCATTGAGAACTTCTTCCTTTTTCTCTTTAATTTTTGCCTTTTCTTCTGGTGTTGCATCATATCTAGTTCTTGCAACTTCTTTCCCATACTGTTTTTTAGTGCCTGTAATAATTCCAAATGTAGCATTCAACATATTCTGCTTTACGTGAGATAAGAGGTTTACCTTAACGCTGTCTCTATCAGCAGAAAGATATGTTACTGTTCCGTCTAACAACTTAACAGGATATACAACTCTTACCGCCTTATCAGATAATCCGTTTTCTTCCCACTCCGGCTCTGTAACTGTAAGTCCTTTATGCTTAGGTGGTATGTACTTGTCACCCTCTTTAATTACCCAATATGGATATACCTGTTTAACATCTTTTCCATAGTTGACAAGCAAAGAATCATAGCCGCTTCCTTCAATGCCCATTTCAACTTGCTGCTGCCAAATTTCTTTTCCGTCGGCATCTTTCCCGATGTTCACATTCCGCAACTGGAAGTAACATTCTCTCGGATATGCACTTGCGTTAAGTTTAAGGCTTGCGCAACGCTTAACAATGCCTCTCAAATTGCTTGTATCAAGGCTACACATATTAACCTTAGGATTGCTCTTAACAAGATTAAATATGCTTGTCATAGCTTCCATAGCACACTCTTTTGCGTAATCGTCCATATCCATTCCAACAGCCTTATAATCATTGATGATAAGCCCTGTCATTGTATTACTCCACTCACTTAATGATGTGGTAAATGCTTTCTTTTCTGCAACTGCTGTATTCTCTGCCATAATTATTCCTCACTTTCTTCAAAATGTTCTTTTATATCCAATCCGTCATCATCGTGCCACTCGCACCATTCCTGTTCTTCTTCATCAAAATATTCAAGTCCAGAAGCATTACAGTAATCTGGCTTTATGTTGTTTTCATACTGAAATAAATCATAATTCCATAATGTATTAAGGATTTTCCAAGCCTGTTCAATGCTTTCAACTTCGACATAAAAGTTTTTAACCGCTCCTACTTGGCAATTATGCCAAACTCTTAATTTCGTCATATTATCCCTCCATAATCTCTAATTTCTCACTATCATTAACAATCAGCATAATCAACTGGCTATCCACCATTTCAGCAACTTTCTTCTGATTGTCCGTACTAAGGCTTTCAGAATCATTTAAAATAATAGGCACAGATATATCACTAATCTTCTGTATTGAGTTGCAAATGTCAACTCTACCTAAAATCCTGTTGCCCTTGTTAGACATTGTTGTTAAAATGCTCTTTCCGTCAACAGTAGGTATGCAACAACTCTTGTAATTGCCATTCTTAGCATATTCAAACAACTGCCACTTAACTAAGCTAAAATGACTGTTTACTGCTTCTGTCAAGGCTTCATTCTTTGCCTTATCCAGTTCGTCAAGCAAATCAAGAATTTTCTCAGCATTAGCCTTATTCTGTTCAGAATCAATCCTTGTCCGCTTTAATTCTTCAAGTCGCTGTTCATCTGCTGCCGTATCAGCCTTTGCAATCTGACTTTCACACTCTGCTAACTGCTGCCTTAAAGCTGTTTCCTGTGCCTTTAATTCTGCCTTAATCGTCGAAATATCATTAGCCTTGTGCATAGCTTCTTCCTTTTCAGCAATCCGCTGTTCAAGTGCCTTGTATTCCTCGATGGCTGATACATCAATCTCCTGTGGAAGTTCTGCTAACTGCTTTTCAAGGTCTACTAAATCCACTAAATGTTTTTCTAACTTCTGCTTTCTGTCAGCCAATTCCTGTTCAGCTTCAACTAACAATCCTTTGATTTCATCAAGCATTTTCTTAGCTGTGTTGCCCTTATCGGTAATTCTGCTAAGTTCAGTTTCTTTATGTGCCTTAAAATCTGCCTTTAGTTTCTCTTTCTTTTCCTCTGGGTATTCCTGTTTACAATAAGGGCAAATAAGATTATTCTCGTCAAATACACGCTCTTTTTCAGCTTTCCATTCGGTTCTGCTATCATCAAGTGTTTTCTGATATTCAGCTATCTTGTCCTTATCAAAACTAACAACATCTTCTGCGTTGCTGATTGACTTCTTGCTATCCTCAATCACATAATTAAGGTTACTAATCTGTGATTCAAGTTTTCTCCTAGCCTTAACATTTTCTTCATTAGCTTTACGGCTCATATCACTAAGCTCAAATTTGAGATTGAGAATATCCGAACTAGCCTTGTCATATTCAGTCATCAGCTTATCATTGTTGGTCTGCTTTGCCACACAATCAGCAATCTGTACTTTAAGGCTGTTTTTCTGTAATTCAAGGTCGGATACTTCAATAGCCTGCTTAAGCTGTATATCACGCTCTTTCTCTTCAATCTGCCCTTTCAGCTTTTTGGCATTATCATCAACATCTTTTTTGATTTCATTGTTCATAGCACGTATTTCTTCGTATGTGTATTTTTCAAGAAGTGGTACTAATTCGGCAAGTTCGCTTTTAGACTTTGCCATATCAAGGTCGGTTGTTTTCTTTACTAAACTGAAAAGATATTCTCTCATTTCCTTTGGCTTCTGCGTAAGAAATACATTGATATTGCTACACATTTTGAAAATGTTCATATTAACATCAAGATATTCGTTGAATGCCTTTAATGTCTTTGAAACGCTGTTGATATAATATGAATTAGGGTCTTTTACAGTTGTTATAACAACTCCGTCCTTTATTACTTCTTCATAAGTACGCTTCTGTACTTTCTTCATAGTTACTTCTTTTCCGTCAACATCAAGCGTAAGTTCAACGCTTGTATCCATATCATCAACTGATACTCCGTCAATCTCTCTTCTGACAACTGGATTATCCTTTAACTCATAATCACAGTTAAATAAGCACCAGAGATAAGCTGTAGCAATAGTTGACTTGCCCTTACCATTCTTAGCCATAATCTTTGTAATGGCGTAAAAATCAAACTCAGCGTGTGCATAGCACATAAAATTTTCAAGCACTACCTTTTTTAAAACTGCTCTTTCCATAAATATATCCTTTCCTTATTATATATTCATAATGAATACGCCATCTTCAACTTGGAAGTTATCAATTTCCCTATCCGCATAGGCTGAATACTTAGCTTCTTCAAATGAACCGTTAAAAACTGTTCCATGCAACGGTGTCCATATCTGGCATACCACATCTTCATCAATAGCCATACTTGCTAACTCTCTAACCGTAATATCACTATGCATTAGCTTCGCCCTCCTCTGCGTAATCAATCCTGCTTACTGATACTTCATAAGCAACCCTTGTCTCAATCTCATTGTCACTTATCTTCTTAGCGTACTCTCTGCTCTGAAATCTTCCCTGGATCTGGATGTGTTCTCCAACTTCAAGCTCACCTGCAAATCTCGCATTTCTTCCCCATGCTATACATGGTATGTAATCTGATTTGCCATATGGTCTGTTTACTGCTACTAAGATATCTGCAATCTCTCTGCCCTTTGGAGTACATCTGTATATAGGTGGTTTGCAGATATGAGCGTCAAGTATAACTGTATTAATATTTTCCTCGAATGGTAGTTCGGTTGCGTCCTGTGCCAATATTTCAAGCTCTCTTGCGAATACAGATAAAATCAGCTTACTCTTCACATCATCAACATGCCTGTTGAAACTTCTTATCTGTCCTAAAACTGTGACAACCTGTCCCGCTTTGATTCCTCTGATATCAACAAGTCTGTCTGATATCATTACTGGCAATGTATCTTTATTGCCGCTTGTTCTTGAACACTTGAGCATGAATATGTAATATCCCTCGCCAAATACTTCATGCGAGTACTCTGGTTCTTTCTCAACTACTCCTGCTAATGTGATATTATTGTTATTAATTGCATTTTCCATTTCTTTCTCTCCTTACTTTAATATGTAACTTCCTATTGGTACTTTATCCATTCTTTCGATCAGATGGATTTTGCAGCTAAAGGTATAGAATTTTCTAAAATCCTTTTCCTTTATAGCCCTTTGTCTGTTTCTGTTCAGCTTAATAATTCTTTTTATGCTACTCATTGGCGCTCTCCTTACATCTGTAATACATCGTTGTTATAACCCCTCTTGCTGTGAGGCAGTCATAATTCTTCCATGCTGATAGGTCATGGTCAGCTGATTTAATTGCTGTTATAATTGCTCTTTCAACAGCACATCTTGGCTTACCTACTGTACTAGCAATGCTGCTGTAAATTTCTTTCATTGTTATAGAAGAATTAAAGCGTTTAACAGCTTCGATTATGTAGATGTAACCTCTTTTATTAGAGAGAATACCTAAGTTGAACATTTCTTCTCTTATCCTTGCTTCCATAAACACTCCTTACTTGTAGCAAAAGTACATGTTCTGCACTTTCTTATAAACACCGCTACCTTGTTTAAATTCAGCTTGATACAACACATTGCTAGGTATGTCATATCCGCTTATTAATAATTCTTCTGCTATTCTCCAACACCTTTCTGTTGGTTCTTTGTAGAATCCACTGTTCATAAGCTCTGTGCATTGGTATTGCCCTGACTGATAGATAACTTCTTCAATGCTGTTAGGGAAATACTCACTTTGTACTCGGTTCAAAACAACGGCTCCTGCAAGATATAGCATTTCATCGTCGTTGTACGTCGCTCCGCATTCGCCCATCAGTAAATGCGCCATAAGCGATAACTCATATTCATCAACACTTATCTCTCCAGTTTCAACCTTATAATCAGCATGTGAGTTGTAGCATTCACTTAACACTGCACTCTGCTGATTAATCTTAGCTTGCGGTTGTACCGGTCTTAGAATCAACGCTATAAGGCTGATTCCTACCAGTGTTGCGGATATGTTAATTATCTTTTCTTTCATACTCTTTTATCCTTTTCATTAGGCACAATGGCGGTTCGTAAGAATCAATGAACTCATGTACATCTGCTAAATCATCATGCTTAATACAGCTAAAACGACACCCGACTTCGTGTTCTATCTGTAAATATAAATCTATGCAGATTTCGTTAATCAAGTTTATGTCACTAACCTTGCCGCCTGTAACAGCAATAACCCTCTCGCTTTCATGTCTTGTAATGTCCTGTATTTCATCAAAAGTTAATGAATCGTCAAACGGAAACACTGTTATCTCCTTTCAGAAACTTGTTCACAAAGTAAACCTGTCCTTTGCCTGTTACCTTTGGTGTGCGTGTAATTCTTACGCTTCCATCTGGATTAACAAGGTTACTTTCCTTGATTTCAAATAGCCCCTGTTCAACATACCTTTGTGTAGGCATATTGTAAGAACTGCCGCTCTTAATCAGATACCCATTGGCTCTCAACCAATCAAACAATCGCTTCTGTCCTATCTGATAGCCGTTCTGGCAAATCAGCTTTGCCAAATCTCCAACAAGAATTGAGGTATGGCTTGCTGATACTGCATCAGCAAATATCTCTTTAGGCTTCATCTGTTCAATTCTTGCCTGTTTCTGTTCGATTATCTTATCTCTTTCAGCTATCTTGTTATTGGCTACAAGAAGTGCCTTTGCCATAAGTTCTTCATCAGACATTGTTTCCTGCCCTGCTATGTAGCCGCCGTTCTTTCTGATTGACGGAAGAACTTCTCCTGTTACCCATTCTGTAAATCTCTCTGCACTTTCTTTACGGCTCTGAAAGATTGTCTTGTAAAGGTTACTCTCATTAATAAATGTAGCTTCCTGTTCTCTGCCTAATCTGTCGGTGACCTTACTTGTAGTAACCCCATCTGTTTTAAGCCTTGCCTTAACTCTACTTACCTGTTCAAGCTCCAACGCCTTACATACATCAGCCAAGCAAAACATAGGTTCATCATCTTTAGTAATGGTTCGGATTTCTCCAAACTCTGAATTGCTAAAAATCTGTAACTCCATAAACATTCCTTTCTAAATAATGTGTGATATATTTTGACCTTTTAAGGTGCATTTGAGCGATTCTGCTCATTCCTATCTGCTGTAACTTGAAGAACTTTATATTTATTGATACAATAGAGAAGTGATGGTAGACACTTTCCGAAAGGAGATTGTATGGATACTGTCATAGCATTGTGTATATCAGTGGTCGGCTCATACTTCTGTGGTTTAGACTTCTGCACCCTATATACTTTTATTTCTATATCAATAGAATTAAACAATATGCTAAAGACAAAACTGCCAATCGGTAGGTAATTCACACTTGATACGAACAGGACGCTATTCCTGTCAAAAAGAACTAATGATGTTTGAATAAAAGTTTGTAACTATTTACCGCTACCATCACTTTTCTATTGCATCAATATCAAAAATTCTAATCCGTTTGTGCTATAATCCTCTTATCCTAATAGAAAAGAGGTGAAAAATATGGCTAAATGTCCGCTAAACTCTTTTAGTGAGTGCTACGGCTCTGATTGCGAATGGTACATAGTCCGTAAAGGATTGTGTTCTGTTGCCTGTGTTGCCGAAAATTCAGAAGACCTTTCTACTCTTCCCCTGTTTTTTCAATATCTAAAAGATGTGTATAAGTATAAGCAACTTGACAGATAGCCTTTGAATATTCAATCAAAAGCGGCTTATAGCCTTTATCGTTTGGCTGAATATTCCTGCTTTCCTCTGCTAATAGCTGTAACTGTTGGTAGAGGATTTCTTTGATTGAGGAAATATTTCTCATTCCTACTCCTTTCTAGTAACTTATAAAGTTACTTTCTTTGCAAAAAAAATCTCCATAGGATTTTCAATATTCAAATTATCAATCATAATCTGAATCTCGTTACTGCCAAAAACACCCTTGTGCATTCGCAGATAGAAGGTCTTGGGCGTTACGCCTATCATTTGTGCAACTTCTGTCTGTGTTTTTCCGTTTTCAGCAATAATCCCACGAAGTTTATTTGTATCAACCATTATCTCATCTCCTTTCTAACTTCGTAACTTTTGAAGTTACTCTTATTATACACCGCAAAAGTAACTTGTCAAGTTATTTTTTTCTTGACTTGTAACTTTTTTGTGCTATAATCAAGTTACCAATAGGAAAGGAGGAAACACTAATGATTAAAACTGTTGGAGACAGAATTAAGGAGCAAAGAGAGCTTAATAAAATGTCACAAGTAGAGTTAGCTAAGAGAATGGGCGTTTCTAAGCAGACATTATATAAGTATGAAAACAATGCAGTAACAAACATTCCAAGTGATAAAATTCAGATTGCTGCACAGATTCTTGATATTTCTCCATCATATTTAATGGGGTGGGAAGATAATTTATCTACTGATAATGTTGATATCATTCCCGACTTAATGTCAGATAAAGAATTGTTAGATAGTGTTAAGAAATTGATAAAACTCAATAAAGAACACCAACAAACTATATTTGACAATATAGCCTATTGGTATGAGAAAGAGGGGCGTTAAACGCCCCATTTCTTTTTGAAAGATAAAATTAATTCATATACAAATTTCAAAAAATTGTTACTATTACAATTTTTTATTAATCCGATAATCTTTTGTTTATATTCCTCATTCTCCATATATCCCCCTTATTGCACGATATAACGCTGGTAGCGATGGTGTTATTATAGAACATTTGTTCTTACATGTCAACCTACCCCCAGTAGATTAACAGTTTTCAGCGGTGACACTGCCAACGCCAATCAAACAGTGCCACCTAGCCGAAACTTGAAGATTCTGCCCGAACTCTCTCGGACAATTATTATTATAAATACTGATAATGTAAAAATCAACTTAAAGATATCGCAAGTTTCGACAACATTCGACAAATTATGCATAGTGTGATATGATTAGTAAAATTAAATTTAAGGGGGATTTGTCTATGGCAAAGAGAATTGTAAGCATTATGCTTGTCATGTGCTTATTGAGCCTTGTAGCGTGTCAGAATGGTGCTTCTGATAGTAATGTTAAAAGTACCAGTGAAGTTCAGACAGAACAAGAAACATTATTATCAAGAGATAAGAGCGTATATCCTGATGATATAACTGTTGAAATGCTCAAGCGTACACCTAATAAGTATATTGATAAAGAATTCAAGTTGACAGGCAATATTGTAGCAGAATTAAAATATGATGGGGAGGTCGAAGATAAAGACGGAAATACGCATACCGGTGAAGAATCTAGTGAATATATTGCTTGCTATTATTTAGCTGTTGATGGCAATAATGATGATACTGTTGTTTTGACATATTATAGAGACGATTTTGATTATAATTTGCTTGTTGGTGATAATGTGACAATGTACGGAACGCTTCTTGAGGGTGGTATGGAATTTAAGAAAACAAACGGAACTATAACGACCATTCCTGCTGTTATGGCTGTTATGATAGATTTGAATAATTAAAATATTACCGGGAGCATTGCACTCCCGGTATTTTTATTAAGGTTAGATTAATTCGCAATCAGCTACATTGACCGCTGCGAATAATTCTCCGTCATGAACAAGCACAACTCTGTCGCCACTTCTTTCTGATACTGTATACTCATCAAACCAAGCCTTAATAGGTGTGCCGTCATAATCAGTATTGCCGACAAATCTCACTGTGCTACCCTCTTCAATATCTCCGCTAAACGGAATATCTGTAGGTGTATCATCAGAACTTGCACCGCCGACAAATTCAAGATTAGCAATATTGACAGCGGCTGTGATTGTTGTGCCAATACCTATAACAATTCTGTCTCCGTCCTCTTCAATTACATCATATTCATCATAATATGTCGCAAATCTAACACCGTCATAATCAATGTTATCAAGCACTCTGACTTTCTTGCCGTCACCACGACTTATTGTATCTGTGTTGATATCATTGTCATTGTCATAAATACACTTGATAAGGCTGATGTTATCCTCGTCAATAGCAGCAGTAGTTACGCCGTCAACGCCAATAACAACTCTTCTGCCACTGACTGATAAAACGCTGTACTCATCATAGTAAGTGCTGAATGGCTCGCCATTATCGTACTGAATAGCGTTAATAACCTTAACTGTATCGCCTTTATGATACTTAGTGTCTGGCACTGGCTCATAGTCTGGCACTGTGATTTCTTCAACTACATGGTCTGTGCAATAATCAGTATAACAATAGTTCTGGTCTACTGTCTGTCCGTTAATCTGTGTGTCTCTAAGATAATTAACACTTCCGCCAAACTGCCACATATCATAATCAACAGCGATGTTAGGGTTATTGCTAGAATACTTAGCAACCCACACAGCATAACCAGCTTCTTTTACTCTTGAAATGTCTACATAATTGTTAATGCAGTTCTCATATGAGTATAAGCCGACATTCTTATATCCTGCATTTCTCATTTCATCAAGGAATGCCATAATAATGTCTGTAAGGTCGTTGCCAGTAACCATGCCTGCTTCAACATCATAAAACACTGGATAACAAAATGATTTGCCTGCTAAAAGCTGTGCAAAATATCGGGCTTCATTTACAGCTTCATCAGCGCTTAATGCGTTACCAAAGAAATAGGCTCCTTTGTGGATTCCTGCACTTTCCAACTTGTTATAGCTGTTCTCAAACTCTCTATCTTCGTATAAGCCATCATCGGCACCGCCTGCCTTGATAATGGCAAAATCTACACCCTCATTATCCTTTGCGCCTTTGAAATCAAAGTCTCCCTGCCATCTTGATGTGTCAATTCCGAATAACTTACTCATAAATTACCTCCTAAATTTAAAAAATGTGTATCAAAAAAGCACCCCAGTGTTTCCACTAAGGTGCTACCAACCTTGCGAATCGCTTCTTGTAGTTCGTCATGTTCGATAAGGAAATACCTTACATCTTCTTTTGTAATTTTTGTCAATACCTTATGTCTTATTTTCATTCTACAACTAAACAGTGATAATATTAAATACGACGGTGCAATTACTAAGGCAATATCTGAAACTTAACTAAATATAAGCGAACCTGTAATATAATCGCCTTTCTTAAATTCGGTGGTTGCCCATGCTCCTTTATTACCATCTTTTGTATAATATCGAGCAAAAGCATAATTCTGATTTGCAGAGCTATATAACAATGTTGTTCCATATCCGACCAATTTATATCGAACTACGCCTGTGGCATCATAAGGAGTATAATTACTTTCCAATACTTTACTAAAGCTAATACCCATATTTTCAAGAACTGTTTCTATGTCATAATATCCTGTAAAATTATTCTGTGTAGAATCTTGTGTTTCAATTTTGGAGGCATAGTATAAAATCCCTGTTTTGGTAGATTTATTATAATAGCAATAATTATAGCCATAACCTTCAAGAGTACCATTTATACTTGCAATATTTTTGCAAAAAGAGTTTTTAACGTCAATATTACTGTTTAGTTGCGTAACTTCATCACGAAGATTGCTAATCATATCGTTGTTATTCTTAATACCCGCGTCCATTATATTTAAGTTTGACGCACTAAGCGGAGTACTTTTGCTTGGCGATTGTTGCCAATTTACACGGCTGTACGAAAGAAATCCAGTTAAGCTCATAATTTACCTCCTAAAAAATAAGAGTGCAGGCTTAAACCCACACTCTCTGATGATTTACTCTGTTATTGTATCTGCTGTATTCAAATCAACTGTCTGCTGTTCACTCTTTAACAGCTTGTTGACTTCCAATTTAAAATTCTCATAATCATTATCACATTGTGTCTGATTTGCAAGGTACAATTCCTTGTTAGTGATTGTCTGGCTGATTGTCAGTGAACCAGTTTCTGGTACAGCCGCATACATTGTCATGGCTGATTGACCGTTAATCACAGATGTTCCACTTAAATTTGTTGTTTTCGTTATACTTAACATATTCTTACCTCTCTTTCTAATTGCTCCATGTACCTGAATCCCAGTCCCATGAAGCTACCACTGTATTGTCTACATATATCCTTAGTATTCTATCACTCCATGTAAATGATATTGGGTTATCCATACACAATACTGGATTGCCATACATATCTCGCGGATTATTATATATTTGTATATTAGATGTCGGACACATCATAAGCACTGACGAAGCCACTTTTAGTTCATTTGCATATATCTCATTTGATTTGATAGATTGTGTGTTCAGTGCGTAATCACTATCCGTTGAATAATTGCTATTTCCACCATCAATTGTCATATAAGATAAATATGCGTCTCTGGATTTAACACTGTCTGTTTTTAAGCCATTAATTCCAATATATGTCTCTCTTTTCGTACCCCACATATCTGTACCAGATATATTAATTACTTTATCTAAATTAGCAGGGTCTATATTGGCAGTTACATTTGACAATTGTGCAATTGCTGATGTCGTATTATTATATGTCTCTAATCCTAAGTAAAATCTTTTAGCTTTGGCAAAGTCAAATAAGTTAATTGTTCCATCTCCATTGAAATCATACAGGCTTTTACTCAAACTGCTTGTTGTCTCTGCTTTAATTGCACCACTTATTGTATTAATCACATTGATGTCTGGTGGAATATATACTTGAACTGTTGATGATAACTTATTTTGCTCAATACTCCAATTTCCTATTGTTCCAGCCCTAAATGTTGCTCTTCCATCTGCTGAAATAGTAGTATTAGTAGATGTAAGCGTGAACAGATTCCCGTTAATATTAACAGACTTATTACCACTAATATTAATTGTTCCACTTGCATTAAGTGTAATATCATCTGCAATAGCTTCAATTGCAGATTTAAGTTCTCCGCTTGTCGGGTCTTTTTTGATATATGCTTCAAGGCTTGCTGTTGTAGCATAATTGTTAAACTTAACATCAATATCTTCTGGTGCTGGAGAATAATCTGTAGCTTTTGTACCCTTTTCTATTTTTAGCTTGTTTGTATCTACATGTGCAAAGCTAAAACGCATATATGCAGCATTAGAAGGAACTGGCAGAGAACCTCTTACTCCAGTAGATTTATCTGCTACTCCGCTGATAAACTTTTTATTGCTGTCATAAAAACAAGTAGCCGGTGCATTACCCAGATTGGTCCATCCACTCGCTACATAGTTTTTCCACTTAGACACATCTATGTAGTCCGTCAAATCCCAATAGTTACCGCCATCTGTTATTATGCCAGTGGCTGTTATATACTTATTAGAAGTTACAGTGCTTTTTATGAATCTATTGACTCCACCAATTTGTAGATTATTAATATCATTTTTAGTTGCATAGGTGCCAGATACTTCTAGCTTAATACTATTACTTTCCTTAGTTATTGCTTGTGTTATAGCGTTGTTCATAGCTTCTGTAGTGCTATAGCCTGTAAGAGCATTCTTTGTTACATAAGTTGTAGAAATTTCACTCTTAATACTATTGCTCTCTGCACTAATTGCCTGTGTAATAGCATTATTAACTTGTACAGTGGTGCTATAGTTGTCTCTTATATCAATCTGTGTCTTATTTAATTCAGAGCTGATTGTATTAAGGTTCACCTTTAACGCGGCATTTTGATTAAGAAGATAAGCGATTTCGGTTGAAGATATTTCTTTCCAACCGTGCGTTCCGTCTATTTTTTTAATCCAACGCCACGCTCTGTTCTGTGCTTCCCAATACGCTATAATGCCTACATAATTATCATATTCTGCTTCTGTGTATTCCCATGTGCTATCACTAGGGTATCTATCATCGCTTGGATATATAGGTACACTCCACTCATTAGCTGGATAATTATCCTTAGTCGGCTCGTATGTCACCTGATATACCTTGAAATCATCGTTGAGTTGCTTGTAAACATCTCCTATTTGCACACCGAAGCTATCAAGCGTACTTGTAACTGTATTGAATTTGCTTTCGATAGACTCTCCATTGCGAATATCAGTCCACCACAACTTTTGGTCAATAAAATCTTTAGATTGCTTAATAGCCGAACCCCATAATGTAGAATTGCCGCCAACGGTTGTCTGAATACTCTTAAATACGCTATCAAGGGTTTGCTGTTCACTATCAACATATATCTTCGTTGAATTAAGCGTGTGTGAACCATCATTGTTGATAACATTGAACAGCGATTCTATATTTAACTTGCTTGCGGCAATATCAGCATTATCCTTAACCATATCATCACGGATAACTTGTCGTTGAATACCTTTGTCTGTTAATCCAATAGCGTCAAACATCAAATTGCCTGATTTATCCCAGATATACATGTTGTAATCTGAATTAGCGTCTTTACCTATCTGAACCCTAACCCTATTGCTGTCAGATATTTGAATTGTATTGTCTTTCCACTGTGACTTGCCATCTTCGCTGTGAACAAGTACATTAGTAGTATTAATGTCAAGTGCTGTGATTTTGCTTGCGTCAAGACTATCAATCATTGCTGACTTAATCTGCGCTTCTCCCAAAACAGCAATAACAGAATTAGAGAAATCCGTTGTTATTGTTGTTCCTGTTGCTGAACCGAATATTAATGTCTTGATATCAGCTACATTTGCGTCAAGTATGCCAACTTTCTCATAGTCTACTTTAAGATTTGCAATATCCGCATTAACAGCCTTAAGGCTTTCCACATTAGCATTAATGATATCTGCATATGTTGCATCTAATTTATTTGTTTTAAGGTTATCAATATCAGCATTAACAGCCTTTAAGGTTTCAATGCTTGCGTATCTGATATCAGCTTCATCAACAGATAGTTTATTGATAAGTGCTTTATTTACAAGTATCAAGTCGGCATAGTACCGTTCCATCTGCTTAGTAATAGGTCCAGAAGCAACGCTTGTATTCTCCGTGTCAGATTGACCTATAGATGTAACAGTATCTATAAGTCCGCCGTCACATTCGTGCGTAATCTGCATTATAGGCACTTTGTAATCAACGCCACCTTTGTTGACAGTTATAATGTCGCCAACTTCTAGTCGGTAGTCACCGACAAACTTAACTGTAAGCGGTCTAAATGTAAAACCACCTATCTTTTTATAGACTTCATCAAGAATTGCCTGCGTCATAAACGGATTGGCAAAACTAAGTCCTGTCGCTCCGTCACCAGAAGTAATCTGACTTTGTTCTGTAGAACCGCTTTTGGTATTATTACATGTCAGCTTCTGTATAATAAAATCTTTACTCGTTGTGAATGTAACGCCTTGCTGATAATACTTATGCCCGTCAAGTACATAGCCGCTATCCTTATACCACCTTAATTCAAGGTTGCCGTCAGAATTAATTATCGCATTACAGCCTTGTAGCATAGCCATATAGCCAATAATTTCTCTATAGGTGTAACCCTCTGGCTTATCACTAATAGTGTGTTCTGTAGCTATATTCGTTGCTAAAGATATGCCTAACTTACCGCATATCTCATTAAGAATATCCTTATCCGTGCTTGGGAATGTCATATCAGAGAAATAAGGCATATCAGCCTTGTACATTCTGTCGTATGCTTCGTAGCTTGTGTATTCTCCGTCACTTGTCTGCTTAGTAACTGTAAATATTCCCAACTTAATATAGTTAATTTCTTTGCCAACCTTAACGCCCTCAAATATTGCAATTTCCTTATTTTCAAGGCTTACTGTTGGCATATAAATAGAAAAGGCAACACTGCTTGCACAAGTGTTACCTATCGTAATTTCATTATTGGGATTTATCATGTTTTGGAACTTGAAATTGTTAAGTGCTTCGGTATGTTCTTTTTTATCAACAACATACTTGGAATAGTATCTTGCACTATTTCCCCTAACAATTTCCGTCATAGCTGTGTCTAATATCTTCATTCTACACCGCCTTTATTGATTAATTAATGACTTATCATAAACTCGATTGAGTATAATTTAGCTGGTGTAATTTCTTCGCATTTATCGAATGCGTCCATAGGAAGCATTGTCATGTCAGGCGCTTCAATCTCTTGTTCATTGATTTCCTGCAATTCTTCCTGTAACTTCTTTAAGTTCTCTGATGTAACCTGATACTGATTATCGTTGATAACTGGATTGCCGCTGTCGTCCTTATCTGCATACTTAACCTTGGTATCTTCTATGGTCTGTAGCGTTGCCTTATACAGTTCTTCCAATGCCTTAATATTGCACATAACAGCCATAGCAATTCTGCCTGTAGTCTTGTCGTGCGATATGTTGCTCAAGCTCTGAAATCTGTCTATTAACTCACTTGTTTTAAGTTTCATGTGTAACCTCTTTCTATTTCTGTATTAAACTTAATTTTGCTCCGACTATTAATCCGTCTTCGTTCTTTGCTCTTGTAAGATACGGATATGTCACATCTCCTGTGTATATTGTCATTTCTTTTTGCGTACCTCCTAAAAATAGGACTTGTGCTGTTGGGAATGGGTTATCTACGTCGCTTACTACATTATCAAGCAATAGTGCCTGTTCACCTGTTAATGGCGGTAATTGCAGTTCAATCTTGTCTTTGAGTGCTACAATCGTGCCTACCATTTCGCCGTAGTCATTTCTTCCTGTGTTTTTAGACCATATTTTATTCCTACTGTATGTGTAGCCGTTATATGCTACTGGGAATCTAACTCCTTCAATCACAACTGCGTCAATCAATCAAACCACCCCTTTCAAGGCATTAAAAAAGGAATGCACCATTTCTGATACATTCCTTAATATTTCTATTGCATTAATTCAATTAGTGTTATATAATATCTGTACTGCTTGTTTAAGCGGTATTGTGACTTTGGGCTGTCAGTTGTCGGGCTGACAGCCTTTTTAATTGCTTTAAATATTTAATAGAGCCAAGACTTCGGCTCTACCGATTTCATTTTCCCCAGCTTCTTGGGAAAAATCTTCGCAACTTTCTGCGAAAACTCTCCTAGCTTTACAAGAAATCGTCGCCACAAGTGGCGAAAGCTATAAAATGTTTTGCAACTTCCTGCAAAATTCCCAACTTCTTGGGAAAATCTTACGAAACATTCATGCACACTTGTGTGTATGACATTTTCTGCAAATCAATCGTGCCAACCGCTTAGCACAAAACATCTGTCTCAAACCGTACCCACAAGTGGGTACGCTCCATTTAAACCATATATTACCAAAAAATCAACCCACATTTGTTACACACAAACCTATGTTGTGAATAAGTTCCACCTTGTTGCTTAATCTTCTCTTTCTTATTAACCAGTGTAAATGGTCTTAAAGGATTCAGATTAACAGTATATCTTGTTTTGGATTTCTGCGGTACAGTTGTTGTAATCTGCGTGTGAGAACAATCCCAACTACTACATCTTGGACAATATACTTCAACTAAGCCGTTTTCTGTTGCTCTGTACACTCCTTTAAAGTTAGGATTTAATGGCTGTTGAATTTGTGGTTGCTGTTTCTTCTTCACTCCTATTGCTTCTAGCATTTCGTTTAGTTCTTTTTTCACTGACATATGCATTTCCCCTATTGCAATTCTAATGTTAATTTCATAAGTTTTTTATTACCGCCTAGCGGTGTGACTTCTAAATCAACATTGCTCTTATCTTCCAGTATGTATATTCTTGCAACCGTAATGTTTGCACCTGTCTGTAATTCTCTTGCAATATTATTGTATTCGTCAATGTCAAAACTAATTAACGGATAGTCAAGTTCTTTGCCGTTTTGGAAGCATGTAACATCATAATTATATGCAAAGGCTGTGTTATCTTCTGAATTGTTTGAAAAGTCAAAATAGACAACAACAACCTCTCTTCCATTGTTATCTGTTATTACTTCGTGCTTAAGGTATTTAAGCGTTGTATTATCATATGTAACTGTATCTGTGTTCTGTTCTGTTGTAGTAGCTTGTTTAGTGACATTTATGCTGTCTGCATTGTTATCATTCCCATTTCTGTCAATTACTACTATTAACATTAATATCGAAAATATAATTGCAAAATAAGAACCTAAATGCCTTTGCGACCTATTCCCTTTGCTTTTAATCAAATCCACAATAGCTAATATAAGTGCTACTGGAATTGTAAAAGTAAAAAGTGCCATAACCGCTGCCACTATGCTAAGTTTACTATCTTTCTTTTTCTGTTTCTTATCTCCCATATTGTGTTACCCCTTTGCTTTTTATATATAGCAAAAGAATAACACAATACATTTATCTTATCAATATGGAAAAGCCGCTTGTCCTGTCATATTAGTATAGTTATTAGCTTTATCTTGTACCATTGTAAACAGCTTATCTGCGTCACCTTGTAATGTTATGTTTACATTATTGTTAGCTTCTGACATAGCTGCTACAATCGCATTGTAAACGGCTGGATAAACTGCATTGGCAATACCTGTTGTGATTTCCTGTTGATTGGCTACCGCTGTTCTTCCGTCCATAGTACCAACCATTTCGGGTGCAACTTCATTAGCAACGAATAACTGTCCTTTGTTTGGGAAGCCACCGTTTGCATACCAATCAATACTGACTTTTGGCACTTTAGGCGGTGCAAGACTAAATTCTCCGTCAATCTTAAAGTGTGGTGTATCAATGTGTGGAAATTCAAGTCCTAAATCATTCCACCACTGCTTAAAGCTGTTCCAAGCGTTCTGTATCTTAGCTTTAAAATCTTCGATAGCCACAGAAATGCGTTGAAGTGCTGGTTTGCTATCCCACCAATCTACAATATCATCCCACTTCCCTTGAATACCTTTTTTAATTCCGTCAGCTAAGCTTTCCCATTTTTCCTTAGTAAACCACGGTTTCACATCATTGCTCCACCAAGAAACAATTGCAAGACTGTTCCACCAATCAACGATTGAATCCCACTTTTCTTGTATTCCTAATTTCATTCCGTCAACAGCGTCAACCCATGTTTCTTTTTCAAACCACGGTGTTACATCATTATTCCACCAGTTTACAATAGCTGTATTATTCCACCAGTCTGTAATTTCATCCCACTTTTCTTGTACAGCAAGTTTAATATCTTCTACAGCATCTTTAGCTTTTTTTACATACTTGCTGTCTTCTATGCTTGCCGAAAATTCTGTAATAAATTTAATAGTAACAACTCCGCCAGGAACAATTAAAGAAGCTAAGATACCAGCAATTCCCCATTTGTCATATATCTCTTGGTAAGCACCCCACAATAGCTTTATTGCAGATAAAGCTAAATCAATTGTTAAATCAGATACTTTTACTGCTATTTTGCCTAAATCTATTCCTTCAATAAGTTTAATTATATTTTTACCTAACTGCTCCCAATCTACGGAACTGATAAAGCCATCCGCAAAATCTAATGTTTTACAGATGATTGTTGTAATTGCTTCTCCTGTTTTTTTCCACGGAACAGCGTTTATCCCTTTGTTTATTTGTTTGCCTGCGTAAGTACCTATTCCGTACCAGTCGCCTTTTTTTATGGCTTTCTCTATTTTGTCCGCCCATTCGGTTGCCGAATTTTCCATATTAGCAAATGCTTTATTCCATGCCGCTTCATAATCAGCCGCCGCTTTAGCAATATCATCTGTCAAATCAATAGTGCTACCGCCACCACCGCTTGAGCCTTTGCTTGAGCTTGTATCATCCTGTAATTTATTAATTTCATCAAATCCCATAAGGGATAATGTAGCTTTCTTAGCTGAATCAGCCACATCTTGATAGCCATCTGAAATATCTTCTAAGCCGTCTGATGTGTCTTTATATCCGCTTTGTCCGAAACTCTCAAAGTCAATCTTAACCCCCATTAAAGAAGCAAGGTTGACTAATAATCTTTTGATTGCAATAGTAACGCCATTTACTATTGGCATAACCTTTGAAAGAATTGGGATAAATAGCTGTCCTGCTACCATTCCTACCTCTTTCATATTGTTGCTGAACTGGCGTAACATATTTGATGGGCTGTTAATCGTGTTGGCTAAATCGCCCCAAGATACTTTTGATTGGTCTAATATTGCTAACACTCTTAACTGCTGTTTTTCCATCTGTGTCATTTCTGATACAGACTTAGAAATGCCTAAGTTATAGGCATACGTCGCTAATGTAGCATTAGTAATATCAATACCATATTTATACAATGCCCTTGACTGCCCGATTAAGCCGCTTTGTAAGTTCTGTGCTACTGTTGAATAGTCCACATTAAAAAGTGAGCTTATATCGCCCGCAAGCATTGTCATTGACTTTGTTATTGCTGTTGTTGCTTCACCCGTCTGTCCTAGTGAGTTAGTGACAGAGGCTAACTGTGAAGCGTACTGTGTTATCTCTTGTATGTTAAGTCCTAAGTTCTTTGCTCCACTTTCTTCAAGCAAACCGCCTTGAACATTGACTTTTAAGCCTGATAGTTTTCCAAGAGTATCATTTACTCTACTTTGAAAACTTTCTGCATATGCTGTTGCGTTATCATAGCCGTACTTTTCGTAATCTTTATCCCATTCCGAGCCAATCTTGCCAAATGCAACCGCTTGATAGTTGAACGCCTCAATGTAATCTGTTGTTGACTTGATGGCTTCTATAAGTTTCTTACTGCCACGAATTACCATAAAATAAGTGGCATAAAACTTGCCTATTGCACTTGCCAAGTTCCAACTGCTTTTAGTTGCTGTCCTAGTGCTTGTAGAAACGCCATACAGCGACTTTTGAAGTGAGTTTGAAGAAGTACCCACCTTGCTACCTTGACTAGCAAGATTAGCCAATGCGTTAGTCATTTGAATAACATTTTGACTTACTGTTGGTGCTCTTGATAGCGTTGTCATTAAGCCATTTAAAGCATTACCTAGCTTTGGAATGTTTACAACGGCGTTTTCAATACTCTTACTGCCTAGCTTACCAAGTGACTTTGCAAGTTCTGTGACTTGTGTTGCATTTTGCGGAATAGCTGATATGCTTGCAACTGCCTTTGTGACAGCTTGAAGTGATGTAGCTGTGTTAGTTAGTGCAACTGAATCAACAGAACCTATCTTTGTGATATTCTTGGCAAGCCTTGTAAAATCTGCTGTTCCTGCGTTCATATTCTGCATAGCAGAACCTAACTGACTAACACCACTCGCAAGACCGCTTAGTGATGAACCATTCACAGTCGCAAGTGATGTTGACAGCCTTGTAAGCTGATTTATCAGTTTATCGACGGAATTGATAGCTTTCGTGGCAGTACCGGTAATTTTGACTTCTAATGAATCTAATTCCATGCTTTAACCCCCTTTATAGGATTGTTGGCGGTAGTCTTCTCTTTTCAGCTCGTGCCGCCCATTTCTGTTCATTGAGTAACATTCGCTGTAACTCTTTATCGTAGGTATCTTCTTCGCTTTCTTCCGTTTTTTCTGATAAAATAGCCTGCTTCGGATATTCAATGTGTGTATCTTTACTAAATGCCGCACCAATGCCGCAAGAAATAGCCGGTATTGCATAGACAAAAAACCAGTTATACATTTCTGCATCTCGATTTTGTCTATCAATCTTTTTGCCTTTTGCGTATAGTAATAATTTTTTAGGTGTCATTTTTAGAAAGTCTGAATAACTAACGCCTAGTGAACTGGCTAAAACAAAGTATTCTTCCCATATTATTTTGTGGAAGTCTGCTTTTTCTTGTGGTCCTGTGGAACTACTGTCGGCTTCTTCTGCTCCTGTGCCGCTTCTTCCACATTGTTCGCCATTTCCTCTAACATCGTTGTTATCCCCGACAGCTCGAAAAAACCATCATCTTCCATCGCTTTCTTGATTTCTTCAAACAATGTTCTATATCCGTAACTCTTATCTGTCTTTCTTTTCTCTGTAATATATGCCCTAGTGAGTTCCTTTGCTTCATTCATAGTTACTGGGTTATTGTCAATACAGCCTGCATAAATGGCTAAAATGCAAATCTCTGGCACATCTGCTGTCATATTTGCTAAGCCGTCAAAAGAAGCCTGTGCAACACTTTTATCTGTCTGTGCAAGTAAGTAAGAACCGTTAACAACAGAAAACATTTTCTGCACAATTTCCTTGCATTCTGCTGCACCGAAGCTAAACTCAACTTTGTATTCTTTTCCATTTACATTAATATTCATCATAATTTTTACCCTTTCCCACCCTATCGTCCATATAGGGAAAGGTGCGGATTTTACACCGCACCTACCTTTTTTAATAATTATTCTGTTACATCATCAAGATATGATGTGTAGTCGGCTGTTTTGGCGTTTGTGCCACCAATCGACACAGCCTTTGATTTAGTCGATTGGCTTATCATTCCCCCACCTTTGTTACTGTGAATGTGCCACCAGTGCCTTCAACAACTTGAAGCTTGTCTGTGCATTCGATAGGTGAAGTGTTAGGAACTGCTGTTACTGTCATTTCAAGTACCGAATCAGTACCAGAAACATCATTAGGTGTCGCTGTTACCTGTCCGACAAATGCGTACTTAGCAACCGCACCTAATCCGTCAGAACCATATAACTGAATAATGTCTAACTGCTTACCTTCTGCTTTGATTAAGTCCTGTAAATAAGCCTTTTCAAGATTTCCTGTGTAAGTCTTAGCGTCAGATGTTTTGATACCCATTAAGAATGTCTGTGAATCATCTTCAAATGTTGTGCTTTCAACTGTGTTAGGTGCTGATACTGGTGCTGAAATTGACTTAGCCGCAACCATTAACTTATATGAGCCTGCAAAACCATCTTCGCTATGCTCCTTGTAGATAACTCTAGCTTTATAACTTGTACTTGCCATTGCTTTGTCTACCTCCTAAAAATTTGCAAAAAAATAAGAGCATTTCTGCTCTTTGTTACAATAATCTATCATTTGCCGCTATCATTCTTCTGAATCTAGCGGTACTCTTATGTACTTTATTACTGATTGAGAACTCTGGCATTGCATTGCCTTGAAATCTCATTGTCTTGAATGTATCTGTAATTATCGCCATAACCTTGCGACAGTCAGACTTGCTTGTGTTAGTTGTAACATCTACTTGAAATGTCGCTAACAATGCGTTAACTGTCTGTCCGTCAAGTGTTTGTCCTTGTTCAACTGCTGGCAGTAAATGAATGTATACTGTTGGAAATACTGCTTGACCGCTGTTTTCCCCCTCATTGGTTATGACTATCTTTGGATATGTCTTTTTAAGCTGTGTTAGGGTTTTAGCCTTGACAAGTGCTGTGACTGTGTTTTCAAGGTCTGTCGCCCAATCGTTTGCATTTGCCATTAACTAAACACCTCTCTTGCTATCTGCTTATACTGATTAACAATCTCTATTGTGGCGTTGTACATAGGCATTGTAGCTCTAACGCCGTGCGTGTAGTGCCATTGATTATCATTACCTAAGTAGTACCAGCCGTCGCTGAATGCGTGGATTTGTCCTGGATATGTTCCTACGCCCAAGCCGAAATCATTAGCCTTTGGGTTCTCGTTGCCGCCGTTGTAATAAATACCAGCGCCAAATTCAATCGCTAACAGCGTGTAAAATGGCTCTCTATCTTCTACCTCAACAGTTTTACCGGTAGCAATTAAAATAGCTTGGTAGCCATCTTGAATAGGCTTTCTGTCAACTCTCAATGTTACCGTCCTACCTAATGGACTTTCGTTAACACTCATAATTGCCGCCTTGTCGCCCAATTCTGCTAATCGTCCAACAAGCAATTCGCATTTATACTGTAAACTCTGCTTATACTGTTGTAACTGCCTGATAGCTTCATTTACGGACTTTTCAGATAATGATATATTAATTGTATGCCTTGCCATAATGCACCTACTTTACAACTGCTTTAAGCATATACTTAGTTGAATATAATGCTGGCTTAATACCTACAATCGTGAAGTCTGCTGATGTTTCATCAACAAGACTGTCAGATGTGTATGTAGGCTTGCTATTAAGCCAGATAAGGTCACCTTTTTGAATAGGTAGTGTATTCCTATCTGTCAGCAAAATAGCGTCAAAATCAGCCGTATCAAAGCCGTATTCCTTGCTTTGTGCTTCTCCACTGCTGAATGATATGTTTGCTTTAAAATCCGTAGGCTCTGAAAAGCCTGTTTTTTCTTCAAGGACTTTGGGTATCTTATTTCCCTCATCATCAAGATAAGGAATGAAGTTGCCCTCTGTGTCGGTATATCCCTCATAAAGGATATTGCCATCATCATCTCTTTCATAGATAGTTACTGTCTGCCCTTGAAGTGAATACTTCATAGCTTGCTTATTAATGTCAAGCATTGTTCTTTACCTGCTTATAAATCTGATTAACACCTGTGCTTGATAATCCGGATACAATTCCTACTGCTATTGCATTAAGAATGTCATTTGCCGGAAAGTCCGGTATTACATACATACCTACAACGCCTAAGATACCGCCTGCAACGCCTACGATTATAGGAATGTAATTATCCTTAATGTGTGGGATTGCCTTAACTCCTAAGCCTATCAAATATGTAATTACAACGATTGCTACAACTGTTGTTACCGATGTTATATCCATTCTGCTATACCTCCTTATCTTCATTAAGTCGTGCTTCCAATCCGTCTATTCGGTGGTGTGCCGACTTTACACTTTCCTCAACTTTAATAATTCTGTTATCATGAGAATTAAGTTCTTTTCTCATTTCTATAACTTCATTTTTTATCTCTGTTGTGTTGCCTGATATTGTGTCAAGTTTCATATTTATGCGTGTATTTTCCTTTACACGCTCTGTAAGTTCTGCATTGTCAGACTTTTTGTTGTTCTTAAGATTAAATCCCAACGTAAACAGTCCGAAAAAGACGGAAAAAGCAACTGAAATAATGCTTATAATTACTGCTATTGGCATTGATATACCGCCTTTCATAATTAATAATGGCACACCGCCCACCACCCTTAATGTGTGCCGCCTGCTACCATTTGGTAACGCACAATCTTCTTTAATATTCTGTAATGCCCTATAGGCGTTATAATACTTTAGCAAACGGAAATACCCCGACAAACAAGCTATCTCTATTTCTCCAAGTTCTGTTGACACCACCCTCATTCATACTCGCCATGTAGTTCTCACCAGCTTGTGAATGGTCGTAGACAGCCAGATTAACAATAACACTCTCAAATTTCTTCAAGTCCTCGGTTATCATTTCGTCTGTGTAGCTGTCGGGGTAATTTCTTCTTGCCTTTACATCTTCTGTAGCCTGTTTAATGAGCTGTTCGATTACTGGATTATCTTCTTTGTTATCGAACACTACCACATCAGATGTTGTTTCGTTTTCTTCATCTTTGACAGTTTCTATATGAAATTGTTTAAGTCTGATTTTAGCCTGTTCTAATGTGGTGTATTCCATAATTTAGCTCCTATAATCCTAATTTCTCAATTAACAGCTTCTTTAACTCTGCTCCTGTAAGTTCTTCTGCGTTGCTTATACCTTGTTCTGTGGCAAAAGCCTGTAAATCAGATGTAGACATACGATTAATGGTTGTCTTGCTATAATCAAAAGAAGCCCCAGAATTGTTATTTTCTGGAACTTCTTGACCTGCGTTATACCATTTGCCGTTATGAATCACTATATATGGATATATCATAATTGCACCCCCTACTCTTCGCTATGAACCTCATATACGAATGTGCTATCCATATTCTCGTATGACGGAAGAACAACCTCGGAAGCAAATGTTGACATCTTCATAGGTGGTCCGTACTCTGTCTTTGTAGCGACTGTGATACCTGTGCCGTATACTGTTACATCTACATCAGCTACCTGTCTTGCAGTTCTTTCTTCCGGTGTAGTGCCGAACCAAGTGCTACCAAGGCTGCCTTCCGGAAGAAGTGTAACCTTGTTATCTGGATAGAAGTAATGATCTTTGCCATCATCACCAGTGTACATTTTATCGTAAAGTACGACAGTGAGCTTTGATCTCTTCTGTACTACTGAAAAAACAGCATCATCATCAACCTCAATAGTTGCCGTAAGGTTCTGCGCAAGGATTGAGTTTCTTATCTGCGCACTATCAAGCAAATACTGGAATGTATTGCTGTTCATAAGTGCATATTTAACAATCTTGCCCTTTTTCTTTAATTCTTTTCTTCCATTGTTAAGGTCTGTAAGTGGCTTTGAATTAGCTGTATCGCTCCACATACTTGTGCCGGACAACTTTACATAATGGTCTTTTGCGTATGATCCATCCTTATCATAATCATAAGCATACTGAACGCCATCGCTTACAATGGCAATTACTGGATGACCTGCATTTGTAGCAAGAAGTGACATTCTCATACGCTCGGGTACAACTTCTGCACCGCTTACAAGATCGTTAGTATCGTCATATACGCTTGACAAAGCGCTTGCAAGGTAAGGGTCGTCTGCTGACTGAATACGCTCAATTTCAAGCATTTCCTCTTCACCGACTGTCATTCCCTCACGGAAAAATGCCATTTGTGTTTTTTCCTTGCTTAATCCCTCTCTAGCTCTAAGTGTTGGGATTGTGTCAAAGTTAGATGGTGCAAGTGAAACCGGAAGTCCTTTGTGTGTCTTAATCCAGCTTAAATCAAGCCCCTGTTTCTTTCTTTCAGGAAACCACTGTAAACCAAGATAAGGTATCTGGTTGCTAGCGTTTTCTGTTGCCGATAATGCAATAGACTTACTGTCTAATACTTCATTAATTAACATCTATTTACCTCCTGTTATTATTCAAATACAATCATTGGAAGAGCTGTCTTAACCGCTGCGTCATATGTAACGCCTGAGTGTGCTTCTGCTACCTTTGTGTTAAGATATGCCTTTTTAAGCACTACTCCCTGTGGTCTGTCTTCTGTTACATCAAATCTTAAGATTCCGATTGCTGTTGCTGTATTATCAGCCACACCTGACTTGTTTACAGGTGTACCAGCTTTTACAATCTTCTTTCCATTCGCATCCTTTTCTGTTACCGTTGAAAAATCAAGTGTTAATGGGATTGCTTCGTTGGGCTCTCTCTTTAAAATCTGAACATCTCCTGCGTATGAAGTCTTTTCATACTGCATATTCATTTCCTTTGCCATTTCTTACCTCCTGCTATTACTGAATGTAATGTGATAAAACGTCATTGTTCTTAGGTGCATTAGATATAAGGCTTTCTGCTATTTTTTCAGCATTTGTCTTATTGTCTGCACCACCTTTATTACTGCCGCCGCCTGGAATATCCTGATTTTTAGCAATCTCCTGTTCCTTAGCCTGTGCCGCAGCGGTTTCTTTTTCGGACATAATCTTGCCAAGTTCGGTGTAATCAAGGCTTCCATCATCTTTAACAACTGCCTTTGCCTGTTCAGCAGTAATCTTAAAATTAGTCATAGCTGCTTCTCTCTGGTCTCTGATAGCGTTAGATTTCTGTAAATCAGCTATCTGCTGATTAGCTGTATCTAATGCCTTATTTGCCTTTTCAAGCTCTGTCAGATTGCCAGCCTGTATTTCATCAAGCTGTTTCTGTAAGTCGTCTGCTGTGTCAGCCTTAGCCTTGTACTGCTTTGCCTTGTTTTTCTCCGTAGCAACTTCTGAATTGTTCTGATTAAGAAGATTAGTAATCTGCTCATCTGTTGCTTCTGGAAAAAGTTTTAATACATCTTCTCTTGTCATAATTACCTCCGTTAAACACACGCTTTTGTTACCGCAGGTCGCTCCTGCTGTGTTTTCTGCTATTTACCGCATAGCTGCAAAATGTATAAAATAAAAGCAACTACCGATTATTCGATAACTGCCTTATTTTGCTGATTGTTATTGAGTTGATTAACTATCTTTTGCGCTTTTTGTTCTTGTGCTTCCACATCATCAATAGTCTTATATATATTATCAAGATATGGTTTTGATAACAGGAATGTCTTTTCTGCATCTCCCCATAAGCCAACTGTCTTAATTGCTATAAGTGGGTGTATGCCGCTTTGAAGCAGCACTGTAAGCGTCTGTGCCTTGGTGTACATATTATCTTGTGGACTGTGATTTATCTGTACATCAAAATCTCTGACCGACAACTTTAAATCTTCTCCTGCGAGTCTCAAGATGTTAAGAACCACTACAGCCAGTCGCTTTTCACATGATTTAATAAGAGGGTCTTTTAATTTTGCTCTTGATTTTGAGAAATCCCATCCATTTCTAAGTTCAACCGCTCCCTGTGTGTCTCCACCTGTATTACCTTGTTTGTTTGGAATAGCCAATATAGATAAAGCATTGTCTACAAAATCCTCTTTGGCTACTTGGCTTTGCGTTTGATTAAGCTCCTGTGTCATAATATCGACATCAGACTTGTTATCTTTATTCATTGACTTAACAACCAATGCATGGTTTTCTTTCATTTTTTTAAAAGTCTCTTCGTCGACTTCACAATTCACGAACTTAACCCAATATTCAACAAACTGCTGTATGCTATCCATTCTGTTGGACTGCATATTATTGGTTGCATCAAGCATACCTATAATAAGTTCAATGTCAGAAAGTCTTTCGTGATTATTCGGAAATTCTACAATAGGGATTTCGCCATATGTATGTAGTTTTGTTTTAACTACTTTGCTGTCAACAATTCTGAAAGACATAGTGTCTGAAAATGCCATCTTATACCAGTTTCCATCTTCGTCTTTAAGTTCCTGCACAACAAGTATCTGTTCTTCAGTACTCTCATTATAAATAGCATAAGTATTAAGGGGCGTAGGTGCTACAATTCTGAATGGTACATCTCCTTTTTTAGGTTGGGCTGCTTTAAAAGATGTTCCTGTTGCCGACTGCCACTCTCCAGCTTTAATATCTTTTTCTTGCTTATTGGCATCTGTCATAAAATCATTAAGTTTATCAACCGCTTTATTGATAGTTTCATCATCTTTGCGGCTAATAAACTGGATTGGCTCGCCATAGCTTTGTCCTACCTTGAATTGAACCCATTCATAAGCGTGGTTCTCGACAATTTTATTAATTATATCTTCATTAGACAGCTTGGTTCTGTATAAAACAGGTTGGTCGCCCTTGTAGTAATTCCACAGATACTTAATAACTGGCTTATTCCAATTAAATACACCTATAGTACTTCCAATAACCTTAACAACATTGTTAGCAGTTATTGTGCCTACATTCGTATATGCGATTTTTCTACCATAACAACCTCTAACAAGGTCTTGAAAATACATTGTGTTCATATCTTGCTCCTAATAAAATGTCATACCGCTTGAACTTCTGCTTTGTGGTATTTCCTTAATTTGAAAATCATCATCATCGTTAGGCACATACCATATCCATTTGTGGCAATGCTTGCACGCTAACTTATGTGTTCGTGGATCTTTGCTGTCTGCCTTAGTTAAGAACTTGTGGCAGTTCGGACACATTATTGATTTATCTTTATTCATATAAAAATTCATATTTCTACCTCATTGCATAACAAAAGCACCGCCGCAATTAAGCAACGGTGCTTTCGATAAGGATGTGTTTATGAAGAAACATCTTTGTGACTTCTTACAGATATACTATACCACGCCGGCAATGTGACATTCTATGACATCTTTTACAAATATTCACTTCCATATTTGTCTTCAAAGGCTTGTAGTGCTTTAGCATGTATTCTATGTACTTGTCGCCAGCACCAGCCTGTTTCATTTGCAATTTTTTCAAACGTGAATTTTCTGACATATCTTAGAAACAATACTGTATAATAATCTTCATTGTTTATCTGTTCTATCTGCTCTATTATTTTATTTTTTACATCAATGTATTTGTCTATAAGCTTGTCAAGGCTTTCTTCCATTTGTTCAAGTCTGACATATCCACAGCCTGTTTTGTCCGGATCTGATGATGACATGACCCTTTCTTCATTAACAACCGCTGAAATGCTGTATGATAATTCTTTATACTGTGTTATTTCTATCAATTTATTATCAATTATCTTGTTGTAATAACTTATTTGATTAAGATAGTCCTTAGTTGTCATAATAAATTAATACCTCCTAAATGGATTTATAGCAGCTTCAACTTTAGCTGTTCTATTACCTTGTGTCATTCTTAGTGCAAAGTTTGAGAAAACATCTGGAACATCATCTAATTGTTTTTTGCCTGATACCGAATATTGCTTTAACAGTGACATCATCACTCCGTATGGCTCATTAGGCTTATAAAGTGATGCGTCTTTAAAAATAATATGTTGTAATATCCAGTTAGAACATTGGAATATCCTTGCTTCCTTATTCGTTTCGGTCGGTGTATCAGTAATGTTACATATCCAACCTACACTCTCAACACGCTTATTAACTTCCATAGCCACTCTATCACCGCCAGCATTACGTTCAAATTCACACTCTTGTACTTTATTATTCACAAGTACTGCTGCGGCATTTCTGTATTGTTCTTCATAATCCGCTGTGTTATCGCATACACAATCAATGCAGTAATAATCTTCTCCGTATTTCTGTAATACCGGTAGTACAAAGTAATCCGTACCTTTGCCCTTAGTATCGCATTGAGCTGTGATAATTTCTGGTTCTCCGTGTGGCAGATTAAGGTATCTGCGGATTTTATCGTCCGGGAATAATAAGCCCTCACGTTCTATAGGGTCTTGTTTATACAGACAGCGATATGAGATTTCATCCATAAGCAGCTGAATATCTTCAAAATCCTTTACTGTATAGCCACCAAATTCAAAGTCAAAATTACTTTCTCCTGTTACTGGGTCTACATCAGGTACGGATATTACTTTAACTCGTTTGTTTCCCTCATAAGCTTGTATAATACGTCCTATTACGTCTCTAACGCTCCACCTTGTAGCAATATGTATTTCTTTACATGGGTTTCCATCCTCGTCCGGTATCTTTCTTTGTCGTGCATCTACTGCATATTTATCCCACAATTTATCAAGATAGGTTGGGTTTAGTGCTTCTTCAATGCCGCCTATCATATCATCAACTAGCAGAAATTTATTGGCTCTGACTTTACCGGCATTTTTACTGCCGACAGATGTACATTGTACAGATTGAAATGGCTTATATTTTCCTACGTTAAACTGTTCAAGTTTTGCATTTGTACTTGTTACTTCAAGTCCAGGGAACACTTCTCCCCATGTATACTCGTCAGCGTTTGTGACAATATCGTATACTCCATCATAATACATTCGTGTAATGTCTCCGCTGTGTGAATAAAAAAGGTTATATCCGTTTGAGTACCAACCTATAACCGCAGAATGGAAAAACTTTTCGATTGTGGTTTTTCCTGTTCCGGGTGGGAGAGAAATACATAAAATATCATATTTATCATCAATCATGCCTTGTAATGCTTCTATTAAGCCTATTTTGATAAACTGTTTTCTTCTCGGCATATAGAATCTTTCTTTAGGTTCACGTTTCTTTTCTATGTATCTAAAAAAACTGTCAACAACCTTGTTTTGCGCTTCAATCAGTAAAATATCGTAAAACCAATTTATCAGCTCATATTCCGTTTTATTTGCAAACGCATACTTCTCTAAATCCCAAATTGTACCGCCTGTTTTAGTCATGCAGAAGCCCTCTATAAGCTCTTTTGCCCTCTTAGTAAGTTGTAGTCCATACTCAATATCTTTCTCGCCGTTTATGGCTACACTGCAAGCGTCTACATAGGCATCAATTACCTGTTCATCTATTCCATTTCTCTCTATGTAATTTTCATATCCATTGATTGTAGAAATAAGGCTCTGACTAGCCATAAGAAAAGCACCTCCACTTTTCAGCAAAGGTGCTTATAGACCTCTGCCTATAACTGTTTTAGGGTAGCGGCTAACTCTATTTGTTAGCCGGTAAAATTTTGTTAGAATAATACGTCACGGACAGCCGGATGTAATTTCTGCACAAGTGCATTATAATCATCAATTACATATCTTGCTGGAATTATATATGCTTTAATGCCATATCTTTCTGCTGTTTCCCTTTCAATGCAGCAGCCACTCCAATCATAGTTCTCCGCAATTCCTATGAACACATCAGCCTGTGCCAGCTTCTTAAGACTTTCACCTAAATACCATACAGCTTCTTTGCTGTCTTTCGGTGGGTTATCCTCAATGTAGCTGTCGATAAGCTCTAACTCTTCGCCCTCGTATATTTCAGCAATCTTTTTCATCTTCTGAATACTAGCTTTGATTTCTTCCTCTATTCTGTCTCTCATTGGCACACTTACAAATAATTTTTTCATAGCTTCTATCTCCTTTTCTATGTTTTATCAACCTTTAGCTTTCTAAGGTCAGCAACTACAATCAATCTGTAGCCGGTAATATCACTTAATCAATATCTGCAATGCTTTCTACAAAGCAATTGTAGTAGATATATCTCTTACCATTAAAATCAAACTTAACATATTCACCATCGTTTGTATCAATATCAATCTTGCCTTCATATGTTGCGAGTTCTTTACCATCTGCCGTGTATACAGTAATTGTTCTTTGCATATCGCCATTTACATCGCTTTTCATATCTGTTACCATTCTGTCCCATGACGCACATCCGGTCATTCCTAAGCATAATGTCAATCCTAACACAACTGCTAAAATTTTCTTCTTCATAACAATTCCTTTCCGCCGATAATCAGCAATTATTATTCTAATTCATCCGCACGCCTTGTCATTTTAATCTGTGTTCCGTTTTCATCCCTTGCACCGACAGTTACATATCTGTTACTTCCACTCATCATATCCCCAATCCGTATTTCCGTTTTATCATCATCAAACTTGTAACACTCACGCATTTTCTCAATGCAGTTATTCATTTCTGATATTTTCATAAAATCACTTCCTATCCTTTTTTGATAATCTCTCTGAATATATCAAGCATTCCTGTTTCTTCAAGCAAAAGCACTGTTCCTGCAATGCATATAGATATCATAAGTGCCACAGCTACTATAATCACAATTAAAAACATAATCGTAAAAGCACTATTCACTCTTCATAAACCTCCTTGTTTCCTCGGTTATTTTAGAGCATATAGCGAAATTCGTTTCAATATGGCTTTGTGGCAGTCTGCCAAACTTTTTCAAAGCATATTTTTCTACTACTTCTCTTGAAATATCTATTCCAAAATTTCCCAATGCTTCTTCGGGCGGCGATTGATACCCTGATAAAGGATTGTTAATATTATTCATTTCTCATAAACCTCTCAAAATCTTTCCTGCACTTAGGGCATAAATCATATGTTCTTTCTAAAAATTTATATCTACGGACACTCTTGATTTCAAGGCACATATCATTATCTTCAAAAGTGGGAACTATATCTCCGCAACATCCAACTTGCTTAAATCTAACTTCTTTCCAGCTCTTAGGTATTATTTCTTTTCCGCACCTATCACAAGTGTGCCATTCTTTTTGATGTTTCATTCTTCTACCGCCTTAATATCCGCCATTAAATTCCGAAAGCCATTCTTTCAGCTCTACATGTGCCTTAGCAAAGCAAAGTTCCATGTCACCATCATTTTCATCGACAATTACTACATCTTCGCCATTACACCTAGCTTTAGGGTAATCATCAGCACAGCCTTTTTTATAAATCAAAATATTCCAATCACATATTTTGCTATAAGTAATTTCAAGATGCATTGGAAAGTCTTTTGCTTTATCGTCAAAAAATTTTAAAAATTCATTCATTCTTCCACCAACTTTCTACCACAAATAGGGCAATAAGCTATTTTCATTACCATTTCAACATTCATCTCTTTACTGCTACACACTGCAAAGGACGGACATTTATTCAAGTCGCATGTAATTACAGGTGTATTTGACAACTTATCAATCTTAAACTTGCCATAATGTGTTATGACAGGAAATTTTTCCTCGCAAAATTTACACATATTACACCTCAACCTCATATTTCTTAAAATAGTTTCCAATATCTTTAGGTATCTCAACACCTAGTTCTTTTGCCCTTTTAATACATTTGTCTTGCGGATAAATAATATGTATTTTTGTATCTCTGTAGGTTGTACAGTCTATCCCAGAACTATATTTTGCACATTTTTCTCTGTATTCACATATATCGCATTCGGTATTTTTCTCTTTATATTTTTTCGGTTTGTATTGTTCAAAGTCTTTACACTTATAATCAAGTGATGTATTATTCCCTTTTTGGCATCCATAAAACGGATATTCTTCTCCCGTTTCTTCATCAAAAATAAAATCCTCATCACAATATTTGCAAATTGAACAATCTTTCATATTACACCTCAAATCTTCGTAAATATATCCAAATCATAGTTATCTCTGATATGGTCAACAACTTCCTGTAATTTGCTTTTCACAAATTCATCATTGGCAATATCTGGGTGTGCGTAAAACATACAACTGTCTTTCTTGCCGTCTGCTTTATATTTACGATAGTTAAATGTCATCATAAACAATGGTATTCTTGTTAAATTCTTTGTCTTGCGTCTTATCCAGCGATTAACAATTCTCTCAATCATCATTCTTCCCCCATAAATTATCTGGTAATTCTTCGCCGCCATAAATCTTGTTAGCATATTTCTTAAATGTCGGCACGCTACAGCCTGCTACTTTTGCCGCCTTTACTTGTGAAGCCTGCCCCGATATGTATAAGTTAATTGCTTCATAGAATTTATCTTTGTTTAGTGGATGTACGCCCATAGCCATAATAATCACTCCTTATTTCAAATATTTCTGTGCTAAGTTTTCTCTTATCATTCCAGACATGAAATGCTGCAAGCTCTTAGTTACTTCTTTGCCATTAATCTTGTATTTTGTCTGTAAGTAATAATCTATTAACTCTTTGTAGTAATCATCAAATCCATAAGCAGAATTATCACTCATATAATTACCAACTGGCTCAAAGTAATTAATAACTATCTTTGTCAAAGCCTGTTCTGTAATGCGTATATGGCTCATATTTAAAGTTTTATTGTATTGCTCAAGGAAATAGTCAATAATATGCTTTAACTCCTCTATTCGCCAATCTGACGGCTCGCAATCTGCAAATTCAACAGCAATGTTTTTAATTGCATCAGATTTGCTTTCGCCTTTTTCAACTGAAAAAGCATATATATCTCCTCTTGAAGAATCTTTAGATTCTGAAAGAGCATTTGATGTATCACTTATACATTTATCACTTAAACCATAATTGTTATACTTATGTATGGATTTTTCTCCACTACCCCCTATGGATTTATTTCCGTTACCCTGTGGATTTTTATCCACCCCCTCATTTTCTTCTTTTATTTCCAATTCATTAATAAAATCATCATAGAATTTTTGAGTGAGTGTTATTATCCTGCCAGTAATTTCTCTTGTTCCCTCTCTATATGTGTATTCACGCTTAATATGTCCGTTTTTCTCTAATTTTAGTATTGCCTTTTGAATTGTATTTTCCTTTACACCGATAAAATCAGCAAAATGTCTGTTATTAGCATAACATTGCTTTTTACTGCCTTTTGATAAACTGTATATTTCTAAGAGTAAAAACTTTTCGTTAGGCGTATACTCTCTTGATAGATATAAATTTTTGTAAATCCATACGCCTTTAAAATCCCTAGTTTCGGGTATTATAATTTCTTTTGCCATAATCGAATACCTCCGCTTGATATTATTTATGTATGCCTGTGATACACACTCCGCTTGATTGGTAAAAACAACAAACAGGCACAGCGGAAGTGCTTTTCGGTAGCTAACCTAGTTTGTTGTAAATAGTTGCACGGAGAGTCGAACTCCGTCAGACCAAACCATGCCAATGCATTTCAAATCTGCAAATTCTATTTTGCAAAGAGTTTTCTGTTTCCGATAATACAACTACTATTCATACATCTCCCATCGACCGGAACTATTGCAGTAGTATCCGACTAAGTGGAGATAAGAAATTGATGTGGTGTGGATTTGAACCACACATGAGATTCCGTCAGTTAGTCTGCACCTACGAATAGGGATAAATGGATTTTTATTTTCTAACGGATTTATTGGTGTAATTGCTTACAGCTATTTACCAGACTTGTTCTAGCAATCCTTATCGCACACCGTTCTCTTAACCATCAATTAGCGTTTACCCATTTCGCCACACATCAACGCCACATTTCGGGCAACCGCCGTGTTAGGGATTTGAACCCCAGAGACTTTTACATCCAGACTGTTTTCAAGACAGCACCCTCGACAAACCGGACACACGGCAAATATAGCAGTGTAGTGGAACTGCTATATTTGAAATTGCTTTTGCCACTACTTTGTACAATTTCATGCGGACTTTCTACCGCTTACGGCAAGGTTCACCTCTGTCGTAAGTTAGCGCCGACATCGCGAATCGAACACGAACAACATTTCTGTTGGATAGCTTAGCAAGCTACTGGAATACCTTTATCCCATATCGGCAAATACCGCCTGTAACGGCTATCAAGGGAAAATGCAATAATATTTTGGGGGAATATTGAGGAAGAACCTTGATAAGTTGAATTTCGCACCTCTGTACGAGGCAAAACTCTCCGAGCGGTCTTGCACCACCCTTAACTGAAACAAATCCAAGAGAGCATATGAAGGAGGACTACCCTGTAAAATGCAAAACATGGTAGTCTACGATAAAAGTAAGACAAACTACACCAGTCGGATTCGAACCGACGCATACAGAGGTCAAAGCTCTGTGCCTTACCGCTTGGCTATGGTGCATTAAGTGGCTATTCTCGGTATATATTCGCCACAAACCGCAGTGTACTATCCTTTGTAGCCATTATACTTTCATTGACCGACACGGCTATTCTGACAATTCTATGTATTTGTCAATGTACCACTTGGCTTTTTGAATATCCTCCAAGCCATTCTTGTTATTATGTCTGTAAATGTACTTAAAAGCATTGCATAAGCAAAAGTTCTTAACGGCTTCCTTGCCCTGTGTTTCCAACATAACATCTATACATTCAAAGCTGCCAGTCTCATAATGGCTCGGATGATTAACATTGTCATTTACCGGCTTTTCATTGACGCTAGGTGCGACATCTTTAAGTGGAGTAAAGTTATATCCCTTACCGCCGTTATTAATGCAGCTTTTACATGGTTCTACGCTAAATAGTAATGATTTGTTTATACAATTAACGCAAAATCCATTATTTTCAGCATTTCCCATTAAATATCACCTGCCTGTCTATGATTAGCTCTGTAAGTATCAAATCCCTCTGGATATCTTGCTTTCAGCTTATCAATGTTAATCTGCATGATTTCATCAAGGTTCCAACCGAAGGATTCGCAAAGTATTGCAAGATACCAACAAATATCGCCAGTTTCTTTCTTTGCATGATCAATATCAAGCTGTTTCTCGTGGAAAATCCATTTTTTAAGCATGTCGTTAAGTTCTCCAACTTCGCCAGATAAACCTAATGCAGCATTAAGAACACCACCTAATTCAATCTCTGACGTATCTTCGCCACGATTGCCAATCTTTAAATCACCAATCTTATTCAGAAGCCTATCTGTAGACTTTTTATCGTTAGTACGCATAGCCAAAGCCTGATACTCTGCTCCCTGCATTTCTAACTCCTAACTCTTTTTTATTTTTTGAAATTTTTTGGAATTTACTCGGCTGAATTAGCCGTTTTGATGTGTGTATTCATTGAATATCTTATGAATAATTAAGATGTGTCTATTATACACCTATCTATCAGATTTGTACAGTAGATTTATTGATTATATTATATGGGTTATTATCAGGACTATATATTAATAAATATAATGATGTATATAGTTTAATAAATTATTGTTAGATGGTTATGTATATATAAATATATATAATAAGCCTTTTTATCTTTGGGGTTGGGAAAGCGACTTAGTTGGGCGTGCAATGCGTGGATATATAACCCCCACGCCATGCGTTTGTGAATAATGCACAATGAAATCAGCCAGAGCGGAGCGACTGCGCAATAAATAATTATCACGCAATCATTGTCAATCCGCTTATTTACTGGCTTTATCGTACTTTTATCGCTCAAATGTTCTGTTTTATCACTTCGCTAAACTCAACTTTAGCGAAATCATGTTATCGTGAGCCAAACGGCTGAAAGTCGCTTATTTACTGGCTTTGTGAGTTTTCTTGTACATCTTGCACAATGATTTCTTGTTGTGCAATTTGACGAACATTAGAGCCTTGAGCGTTTCCAGATGGTCCGAGCTGCGGAAGGTCTGCGGCTGTTTTAATGGTCTTTGTGGTTCTTTCTCTGCTGACACCGGGAAGATTCCAACCGAAACGGCGATTCATGACCGCAAGCTGTCCGACTGGGTTCTTACCGGACCAGAGCCGAGCCTCTCCGCTAGATTCGTAGTCTTTAGACAGTTTTTGATATAAATTGTTTGCCGATGTACTTAGTTGCGGCGTTCTGCTCTCGTTTCCCCAGTTATATATAACATCTTCTCTTATACCAGTTAATTTGCAATAACCACTTATAGTACATATTTTATTATATTTATAACACATATATATATAATAATCTGCTATATAATTTAAGTACTCATAATTATAACTATTACAGTTACTATTATTTATATTACTATATTGATTATTATAATTATTATTATTATATCCTTGTAATTTACCTTTTAATTTTAGTCTGTTAGTACCCTTAAAAGTATTATTATATACATAAATCAAAGCGGCATAAAAAAGGGATTGCGGAGCCGCTGCCATATCCTCAATGTTTTCATCTGCACAAAATCTTTTGAAATACATATCAATTTCATTTTCGAAAATCTCTTGACTTTCTGCTGCTTCCTGTACTTTCTCCATGTGTTCCCCTTTCCGCTAGATCTGCTCCAGCTAATTATATTTTAATACAAATAAAAACACCCAACAACTATTATATAATTATCGGGTGTAAATCTTATATATTTAATTATTAGCATAATAACACAATAAATATAATTAATCAATAGGCATTAAAAAAGCGATGTATAACAATATACACCGCCTAAATCATATTATCTTATATCTGTTATTTTTACAAGAGACCGCACAAGATTTTCTTCATCTTTCTGCAAGATTTCGAAATCTGCGATTATTGGCATGTTGTTCTCATCGTCACCAACCCAACAGCAACCAGAATCAAGGATTTCTTCTTCGTCTCCGTCGTCGCTCTGCCACAAATCCGCAAATCTAAGTTCCTCGCCAACCTCTAACATATTGCCATTGTACATTTTAAACTCTTTCATATCGTCCACCTTTTAACCTTTCTTAATTGCTTTCTTTTTCACATTCAAAACCTAATAAAATATCGCTTGCCAGCTCTTCGCTGACTTCCTCTTCTGTAATTGGCTTTCTGTTTTCTGCTCCGATTATTTCGTCAAGGCTTGCATCTATATCAGCAAGTGCCTTTTCTCTGCTAAATCCAAGCTCAACAACCTTGTTTAATAATTCGATTGTTTTCATCTTTTTCACCTTTTCAACCTTTCTTATAAACATATATGACAATTTGAAATATCTTCGCCCTCTTTAATCTCTGGCAATTCCACAATTCGCGCGCCTCTGTTATCTGTTGCATATGTACTTGGATAACTTTTTGAGTTAATAACTGCGCTTATGTATTCTCTTTTCTGCTCATCTTTCTTGATTGCTAAAAATAATCTCATATTCTGCACCTTTCAGCCTTTGCGGCTGCCCTTTCTTAATTTCTGTAATTATAATAACACATGCAATACATAAATGCAATACATAATTGCATATTTTTTAAAATTAAAATGGGCATTCTTTGGAGCTGTCGCCGTTATTCGTTGGAGCTATCGGAGCTTCCAAGCGTTCCAGCTCTGCAAGTACTAATTCATTAACAAATCCATTAATTGTTAGCCCTTGCGCCTGTATGCGCTCCTTAGTGCCTTTGGGAAGTCTGCAAGTAATACAATCCCAATTGTTTTTTGCGGCTTCGTTCTGCTTTCTTGCTCTCTCTCTTGCCTTTTCTGCAATTTCTTTGTCTGTTTTAATCATATATAAGCACCTCTTTTATATTGTATTTTAATATTGCAATTATAAAATACAATAAATAATTGCTATATGTCAAGTATTAATTATCTCTATTGATATATCAATTTTAAATTGCAATAATTTATTTTATATTTATTGCAATTAACTATTGCAATTATAAAGGCAATATGCTATTATAATCATACAAATAAAGAAAGTGAGGACGCAAACATGGATAAACAATACAGACTTGTAACAGAAAGCGGAAAAGTTTTATTAGGTGGCGAGACATACAGCCGCCGAGGAGCTGAAAGCTGGTTTGATGATTTAGGCGGAGTTTATGAAGATGATGAGACAGGATCAGAAGAAAGAATATATATAGAGGAGGTATAGAAATATGACACTTGCAGAAAGAAAGATAAATGCAGAGGATTTGATAAGTTTTGAGGAAATCGCAAAGAAGCATATAGCCGGGGAATATTTAGCAATCGGCAACAATGGGAAAAGCTATCATGCTTCATACGTTCCGAAATATGAGCCATCTGGCGTGATGTTCTTTTGCATTCCGCAAAGCGTTGAAATTTTGGGATATTTAGAAATTGTTTAAGTCGAAACCGCCACTTTTGGCGGTCTGCAGGAACTGCCCCACCTGCACTGATGAGACAGGGCGCACAATGAAAGGATGGTTAATATTATGATGATTTTACTTAAAAAGATTAAGAAGTTAGAACAACTGGAAAAAGTCGCAGATGAAGCAGAAAGCAGATGGACAGAACAGCCAGAAAGCGAAGAATTAGAAAATGCCTTCGATGAAGCATACAAGGCAGAATTTGACGCATATATCAGCGCTGCGAAGTATATCGAATGTATGACAGGCGGCGCGGTTGATTTTATGAAAGCAAAGGAATTGATACAGACTAAACGTGCGGAGCTTTTGCAGCTCTTAGCATAATTAGCAAGGTTGGCACGCTTCCGGGGTTCGATTCCCCGGCTTGCTCTCGCTATAAATGATTGATTTTTATAGCGATAAATGATATATTATTATTAATTTCTACTTGGTAGATTAAAATAGTATATCTTTATTTATTAATTTTTAAAAAATGGAGGTATAAGAGCATGGAATGGTACGCAGACAGAGAGGTTACAAGTAAGGAAAGAGAAGCAATTGACGAAGCACTAAGTCTTTTTAATTGCGATTTAAGCGATGATGATATTCAGAGATGGATAGATGACGACACTATATCTCTAAATACATGCAGAAACGGTCGTGATGTTGTCTGGATTCTGTTAGAAGATAATAATGAAGTGTGTGTATATGTCGATAATCTGAAAAAGCTTACCAATGAAGAAATCAAAAATCAGCTTCTTTAAATATGTACTAAATCATAAGCAAGGCAAAAAGCCTTGCTTATTTGTACGCAACAAGGAGAAAAAATGCGAAAAATAAAATGCGATTTAACAAAACAAAAATTTCCACATTTCACGGTCTTGGAACCTGTGCATATCGAATATAAAAACAAAAACACTCTCCGTTGGAAATGTCTGTGCGAATGCGGCAATATTTTTTATGCACAAACAAGCGCGATAACATCGCAGAAAATAAAAAGCTGTGGTTGTTATCAAAAAAAATACCAAAAAGAAAAACATCTCGGCAAAGGGTGCGTAAAAATTGGCGATAAATTCGGCTTACTTAAGGTTATTGGTACAGAAATCGGTAAAGATGGCAGGACGCAATATATTTGTAAATGTAAATGTGGGAATATAATAACCTTGCCTGTTTCCCATTTAAAGAAAAGATATTCTTGTGGCTGTCTTACAGAGGACTACATACCAAATAGCAATGTTAAAGCAGAAAGTCTTGTACACTTAGGAAAGAAAACCGCAAGAAATACAAGTGGCTGTCCCGGTGTTTCTTGGCGCGGAGACAAGCAGAAATGGCAAGCTAGAATATACTTCAATGGCGTAAATCATCATTTGGGATATTTTGCGACTAAAGATAGTGCTATTAAAGCCAGACAAGAAGCAGAAAACGATATATATAACAGATATTCCGATATTATCGAAGAGATGCCAAATAAAAATAATGCGTTTAGCAAAAAATAAATCAAAAACAAATTGCCTTGGCCACAACGTCGAAATTGTAAGCCACAACTACAGCCGCAAAGAATCAGTCATGGGCTTTAGCGTGTTAAAGTTCTAAAGTTTTTATCAATTTTTCAGGGTAAATCTGAACAAAATCGGGAGCAAAAATTGAAATTCTGTGTAACCGATTTTTGGATTTTAAAATTGAAAGTGGCGGGGGTATCAAAATTTTTGCATTATATTTTTGTAGGAAAATTTTTTCAATTTTTTAAGTAAGATTTAAACAAAATCTGAACCAAATTTTGAGATTTTTTAAAATTGAAATTGTGAATACAAAAAGTCAACCCACGGGGGTAAAGAAAAATTTTACCTATATTCCGTGGGTTTTAAATTAGTTTATAAAAATAATTGGCTTATCATCATCAAAAAGATTGCTCACAACTTCTTGTCCTTTATCCGCTAAATAGCAAGAAACTTTCTGAAATCGTCTAAACCCTTTGACAATTTCATATTTGTTATTAATTCTATATATAGTTCCTGCAAAATTGCCTTTATTAACAGGAATATAAGATTGTGTATCTAATGGAGCTGATATGGGTTTGTCAAGCTCCTTAAGTTCTACAATATCTACCGCTTCAATCTTGCATAAATCACCATACTCACCTAATGATGGATATACCGGTGGGTTTAGTAACGCATGGTATATATCATCTATGTCACTATCATCAGCTTTGATGTATATAGTTGTATATAAATCAACCAACATCAAATGATATTTAACTGCATTGACCCAACCCGTATGACTTCCGTTTGCGTTATCTGTTATGACATCCCAACGATTAAGCATTTCATCGCTAATTTTGTTGAAATTATAGCCACCGTGCCATTCTTTTTGCACCTTAGTATTATAAATTCCTTTGCCAGTAACAAAATAATCTAATTTATGATATTTTTTCCATTGACACATTGAATGAATAAACCCATTAACTGTGCTAAATGGTGGCAAAGGGTAGCAATCTGCACCTTTTGGCGCTGATGGATTATTGAATCTAGCCATTTCTTGATACATTTTTAATCTTACAACTCTCATAATAAAACCTCTAAAATAAAATAAGTTGCACCTATACAAAAATGTATCAATGCAACTTTCCACTATGGTTCTATTAAGGTAAAATGATATATTAATTATCAATTGTTTACATCTATTAAATAATAGCATTTTTAAGCATTACTGTCAATACAACATTTTTCTGTATAAATCAATGCTTTACTTGAATACCGGCATTGACTAAGCTCATATATCAATAATTCTTTTGTCATAGTCGGATTAGTCTTTTGAATTATCTTTAACAGCTCATCAATGCTCATCATCCCACTCTCCTAACTGTCCCTAAAACCATATCAACAATGTCAAATACTTCATCACCATAAGTTGCTACAAAATCACACAATATTTCTTCCTGTTCGATAGGCAAATACACATCATAGGACATACAGATTGCGTGGCATACTTCGTGTATCAGCACTTTGCGTTGCATAAATCCATGCAAGGCATTTGACAGATAAATTGTATGCGTATTTCTATCAGTTACACCTAAGCTGATTGTGCCGTCTGACCGCTTTAATTCACCCGAATTTGAATTTTTATATTGCACTTGCCACATTGTGCCATTAATGCTAAAAATCATCTGTATGCTCCTTTCTGAATAAAACAGGCTATGAATATTGCTACTCATAGCCCTTAAAATTATATCTTAGATACAAGAGTACTTAACTTTGTTCTAAGTAAGTTCTTCTCCTCTGCCGACATATCAGTCACCATACCTGTGATATCGCTTGCGAGTTCCTTAGTGTAGCTGTCAAGTGACTTCATCTTGTGTTCCTTATCTTCTGGTGTATTATTCTTATGCATTTCCTTAGTCTCTGTGTAGTTTCTCTTTGCCCTGTCATAGCCGCTTTCGTTCATTGGCTCTGTATAGTACATCTTGCCATAATCCCTATCCATATCCCTCATACGCTCTACTTCTGGGTACATGTGCATATAAGGTGGCTCTTCATATCCTCTGCGGTATGTTCCTTTGCCTTTTGGGGCAAATCTGCCATTTGCATAGCGGTAGTGGTCGTAGTATCTTCTGTCTGGATAATCTTCGTACTGTTCAAGCATACGCATAATGTCTTCGTTATCTTCTGACTTTTCCATAGCTTCAACAATTCTGTAATCTTTGTCAAAACAAGCTATGTTCTTCGCTATTTCTGTAAAGTCCTTTAAATCGTCAAGGTTTTGTCCTTCAAAATTGTCAATCCCAATTCCGTCAACTTTAGCCTTGACACATTCCATAATCTGTTTAGCCCATTTATGCATAATATCAAGCCTCCCTTACTGCAATCAAATTACTGTTCTGTACTTCAATAGCCTGTGCTGATGTATTCTGCACCGCTACAGTACTGCAACAGCCACAAGGTACATCAACATATGCCTGTGCTGATACATTAAATAAATTTTCAACTGCGGCTGGTGTAACAATCATTCGTGTTGACTGTAAAGGCTCTCCATCTACTGCAATGGCAAGTGAAATAGCTCCAACTGTACCGCCTGTCGGGATCTGAATGTTTCCGCTATAAGATACTAAAAATCTAGCCTTGCACTGATTTGTAATACCTCTTAACTTAATGACTCCGCTCCCCTGTCTGTGGACTATACATTTGCTACCACATACCGGTGTTTCTGTAAATGCAACATCTTCTCCGGCGGCAACTGTTTGTAATGCAATTCCTGTTATTTCCATTATCTTTACCTCTCTTTCAAAAAAATAAGGGCAAACATTATAGTCTGCCCTTTGATTATAAGTAATACTGCTTAGCAGACATAATCGAGTTAAACTCAATTAAGATACTCAATTATTCAGTTTTAGCAGCCGCATCCTGTATTGCAACCACATCCATAAGCATAAGCATTAGGATTAGGCACAACATAAGCTGGAATAGCCGTAGGATTTACAGAGTTGATAATCTGCTGTGTCTGAGCTGCCATCTGAGTTGTAAGAAGTGCGTTCTGTCTATCCTGTGATGCGGCTCTGCGTAAGTCGTTGTTCTCTGCTGTAAGTGTTGCTATCTTATCATTTGTTAAGAAATCAAGGATAGCTCTCGTTCCTGCCTGCTGGCTGTCGATAATATCTCTTGTGTTGTTGCACATTGTGTTCTGTAAAGCACAAGTGTTAGTTGCCATGTTGTAGTTTACGCCTTGAATAGCTTCTCTCGTCTCGCAGCAGCAGTTAGCAAGCTGTGCCTGTAATGCATTTGTATTCTGCATATTAGCGACTGTATCAGCGTTAATAGCCTGCTGTATGCCATAGCCGGTCTGCATAATATTTGTGTTAATGCCATTAAAGCCAGTGAGCATACTGTTGTTCATAGCGTAGAAGCCGTCACAAAGTCCGTTAGAAATGCCATCTAACTTGCTGATAACTGCTGAATTATCAAATCCTCTCTGAATATCAGCCTGTGTAGCCGCTGTCGCAACATAGCCACCGCCATTGTTGCCACCAAAACCGCCAAATCCACCATTGCCCCATCCAAAGAGTAATGCGAATACAACGATTATCCAAAGCCATCCGCCGTCAGCCCATCCGCCGTTATTGCCGTTACCGTCAATATTAGCGACTAATGGTACGCTGGCACAATTTGAGTTTGAAAACATATTGTTACCTCCTAAAAATATATTCATAAAGATGTCACCTAGGTAGTTTGCAAAGACATCTAATATGCTACTAATTACCAAATCTGCTTTTTATCTGATTAAATACATCATCTGCATTTAATCCCTTTTCCTTGCATAAATTTCTAGCCATCTGTTCTATGCCTTGCATATTGCCCTGCTGTGCCATCTGCATAGTGTTTTTCATCATAGGATTGCTCATAATCTGATTATTTCCCATCATCTGCTGTATAAACTGTTGCGGACCAGCTTTCATCATCTGAAAAATGTTAATTGGGTTCATTCTTCATCACCGCCTTTGCTTTGAGTTCTTGAAGTTTTTCTTTGTGTTCCTAAAGATTTATCAAATCTATCTTCCAACTGCCCTATTTTCTCTGATAATTCCTCAAACTTATTTAAGAATAGCTGTGTGCTTTCGTCTGATAGGGTAAATTTAGCGTTTTCTGCGTTAGACATAGAATTTACTGTCTGATTATCTTTTGGGGGTGTATAAGGCTTATACACAATCGTGTTAATTGTTCCGTCAGCATTCCAACCCTTAACATAAATCTCCGACATATCCTGCTTCGGGAAAAACGCCATTGAACCATCCATAGGCACTTCATTGGCGTTAATATTTTCAACTGCCTGTACTATTCTTCCGTTAATGCCTGCTATCTGCTGTGGCATAGGTTGTTGATTTGCTAAGGACATTTGCGTCCCTGCCACTGGCTGTTGTAAGCTCTGCTGATAATTTTGCAAAAAATTCATTCTATCCGCATATGGATTCTGCATAGGCATATAATTATTATTCATCATAGGTGTTGTCTGATAAGGATTGTTTATCATCTTCTACCTCCTCCAAGACTTCTTCGATTGCGTGGATAGCAAGAGATAATGTTACTAAGTCAAGTTTCTGCAATTCTTCTTTACTCAAGATTTTTTCTCTAACTTCATCAGAAAACATTCGCACTACCTCTCTTTCTAATTATATTTTGGCATAAAAAAAGACGGATTAACCGTCATGTTTCCGACAGTTATCCGCCAAAAATAAGCAAAAAAATAACGCCATTACGGCGTTTGCTAAACTTCTATGATTACTTTCTTGATTACCCCTTTATTTTTCTGCAAAAAGACGATGTTCAAAAAATCTCCTTTCATTCAGTGTTTATGCGGGTTTGCAGTGTTTCTTCTCCTTGAAAAAATAGCAGGGGATGAGAGAATCGAACTCCCACCAAAGGTTTTGGAGACCCCTATCATACCATTTGACCAATCCCCTATCTTTAAGGAGAAGGATTGTTCCTTCAAAACTGCACATTAAATATATCATACCATATCTGTCTTTGCAAATACTTTTTCATCCGATTACTCTTAAGAATAACTCTCTTTGTTCTATCCAAACCGTCTTAACCTTTTCTC